AGGGTACGACGCACTGGAAATCTGGAACGGCACGGCTTCGGCTTATGTTGTGGCAACAACAGCTTCAGATACCCCCTCAAACGGGGAAATCCCGACTTTTAATACTGGCGGCACGATAACATGGGAAACTGCCGGAACCGGGGATATCATAACTGTTGGCGATTGCACCGGTGTCTCTGGTGTTGCTTTCGGAGCGACGGCCGGGGATGACGCAAGCACGACTTTATACTTCGAGGGCTCAACAGGCGATGCTTTCGAACTGGCCCTGACCACCGCTGATATTGCCACCGCCGACAGGACTGTAACCCTTAGAGATGCGACAGGAACCGTTTTGATTTCCGGTGATACCCTGACCGGTGATGTGACAGCAACCTTCGACACAGACGGAAGCACCGCGGCTACAATCGCAAATGACGCCGTGACAATGGCGAAACTCGATGAGGACGGCAATTTCACCGATTGGGTTGGGAATTGGACATTCGCCACCGGCACCGTGACCTTCAGTAATGGCTTTAACTCAAGTGCCGCTATGGACTTTGGCGATGCAGATGTTGCCAGTATTGATAAGCTGGAAGGTGTTGACAATACGGTTTATATTGACCTCGGCTCGACAGATAAGATTGAAGTTGAAAGTGACGTTGCAATTCATCTGCTGTCTCCTGATGTCATTCAGTATGAAGCGGTTAATGACGCTAACCCCGAATATCGTATAGGCGGGGCTGACGCGGAAGAAGGCATCATTCAAGCAGTTTTTGATTCAGGAGCACAGACTCTTGATTACCTCTTAATTCAAACCCAGACCGCCGATGCAACCGCCGATGAGGGCCGGATTGTTTTCAGCGTTGACGAGGCCACGATAGTCACCATTGACGACGGTGGTATTGAGTTTGGAGCCAGCAAAGTAATCAGCGGAACCACGGCTATCACTCTCGGATCAGCGGGAGCTACAACCGCCATAACGTCTTCGGATTGGGCAATAGACGCTACCGGCTCGATCACAAATGTTAGTTTAGATGCCGATGGGACTGGCAATTCAATATCCAACATCGAAAACGCCGATATCAAGGCGCAGGCGGCCATCGATGCTACAAAAATCGGTGACGGGACTGTATCAAGCACCGAATTTCAATCTCTTGCCAATGTGACCGATTCAGCACTCGGGACTTCGCTTACCACTGGAACAGTGACGATCTCGACCCTGTTGGATGTGAACGAGTCGGTGGATATAGATTTTAATGCCAATGACGAATACGTGACCATCAACAACTCTGCCGAATACGGTGCTGATGGTGCACAGGTAACAATAGAGAACACTGATGCCGACATTGCCGGTGCAGCCATGTATCTATTAAGGTTGCGATATACTGCCGATGGGGTGGCTAACGCCGATTTTATGGTTATGGAGGACAATAACGGCGATGATATGATTGCTTTCACTGATGGCGGCGCTGCAACATTCGCGGGGGTGGTTACTTCAACAGGTTTTACAATCGGATCTGCCGCAATCACCGAAACCGAATTGGAGATTTTAGACGGTGCGACCTTGAGTACCACGCAGGCCAACTATCTGTCTTCGGCAACTGGCACGACCGGAACTACCAATACCAATGTAGTATTTAGTGCTTCTCCAACTCTAACGGGAACCGCTGTTGTCGCCAATATTGACGGTTCCGGCACGATATCTGGGAATTTATTCACGCCTGATGCGGCTGGAGGGGCAGACATTGGTACTGTTGATCTCGAATTTAATGATATTTTTCTCAATAGTGGCGGTGTAATTAATTTTCAAGACGATCAATCCGTAAAAATTACCGGAGGAACAAACCAGATTATATTAACCGGCGGGATAGATATGGATAATGACTTAGTGTTGGATGACGATACGACCGATTCGCCTACTATCACCCTGAAAGATTCTGATGAAGCCACACTAGTATTAACCAAACTTCAAGCTGGTGGATCTTCAATCGTTGATAGTGACGGAGCTATTCAAATTCAACCATCCGGCGATACAGGTGACTATCTGACAATAAGCACTGCCTCAGACATAATCACTATTACTACAGTGGGTGGCACTGATGGTGACTTGGTAATCACGGCTGCTGGCGGTGAAATTTCGTTCGGTGATGAAAATCTTTCTACAACCGGAACTTTTGGGGCAGGAGAAACAACCCTAACCGGAGATTTGAATCTTCTTTCTTCAAATGCCGATGCCGGGGCTACCGCAGGAGCAATCAAACATGATAGCACCATTACAGGTATGACTGAAGGTGGTTTGAGATGGTATTCGGGAGCAACGCAAACTCAACGACTGATTGTTGACCTTGATACCGACCCGACAGGCGCAGGTCAGGATGACTACGTTGTTGCTTACGACAATGCAAACGGAGAATTCTATTTAAAACAGGATGCTGATTCCGGCGGTGCGCCAGCGTGGGACGCAATCGGGGCACCTACGGGTGCTGATGAAATCGACTTCGGTGCGTATTTTATCGAATTAAATGTCAGTAATTTTGCCATTGGAGACGGAGTAGACAGCAAAGCAAATGCGGTTGTTTTTACCGGTGCCGCTGGGGGTGAATTTCAACTTGGTTCTGCTGGTGTTTCCTTTACCGGCGACAATGATGGTGCTTTCACCATGAAGGGTTTAGGTGCCGGTTATGATGAAGACTTAACTCTTAACTTTGATGATACTAGCAATGAAATAGTAGTATCCAGTTCGACAGGGGTTTCTAATATCGACTTCGGGGCAATTACGCTGGAAGTCGGCGGTATTACAATGGACGCCACTGCAACTCCTGCGTGGACATTTGACGATTCGGATTCAGGTTCAGAAACCACAGATGCCAAGATTTATGCCAATGCCACAGATGCCGGAGCCGGGTCGGAAGATGTTGACCTATTCTTTCAGGTTCAGATTGATTCTTCTCTAACCACAGCGCTGCAAATAGATGCTGACGGCAATGCGATTTTTGCCGCCCATCCAGTTCAGGCAGACATGGGTGTGGATATCAACGAAGATGTAGACATTGATTTTGATAATGCCGATGAGGAAGTTCATATTGCCAACTCTGCTGAATATGGAGCGGGTAATGCCCAAGTGAACATAGTTAATTCTGATGCAGATGTCGGCGCACAGATGTACCTGTTGAATCTTGATTATTCCGCAGATGATGACCAGGCCAATGCTGACTATATCATAGCACAAGACAGTGGCGGGGAAGTATTCAGACTTGCTCAGAATGGGGACATCGTTACAACCGGAGGCTTGGATATTACCGGAGCGACAGAGCTAACCCTGGCGAATGACGAGACTATTACTAACGCGGGTGACGATGTTGTGGTGATAGCATCCAATGACCAAGAAAAGATTGCTTTTGATCTGGACACCGCAACGGATAACGAAGTTCTCATTACTGGTTCCGATGCCGGAGTAACTCAACTTGACATCCAGATTGCCACCTTAAAAACCGATGCAATGGATATAGACGGAGCAATTGACCAAGATGGTGGAGTTATTACATCAACCCACACGGCACCAGCATTAACCCTTGAAGACCAGGACGATGCAGCTGGTACGGGCAATATCTTATTTGCCTCTGCTAACACACAGGATGTTGTAGGCACACTTCAAGTAGATATTGCTGGAAGCGCCACGACCTTTATCACTCTGGACGGAACGAATGAAGATGTGACCCTTAGCCCATCCGATGATGTTATTCTTGATCCCGGTGGAGATGTAATTCAATTTGTGTCCACAACCGAAACTATGACTCTAACCAATGCCACAAATGTATGGACATTTGATTCGGCTGGAGACACCTTTGCATTCTCCGATGCTGTTGATGTTGACGGGGCTTTTACGGCAAGTACTGTTGCTGCCGACACTACGGTTTCCGGTACAACCATAACTGCTTCAACGGGATTCGCCATAGGTGATGGTGACTATATAGGTATAACCGGAAACGAAATTATGACATTCAATGCGGCTGGTAGTATTGCCGTTACGGGTGCTTCAATGGATGTTGATGGAGCCTTTTCGGCAACAACACTTGATGCCGATACCGATTTCACCGTAGACGGCCTTGTGCTAACCGCTGACAATGTCACCAATGATGCTACTTTAAATATTGATTTGGATGGCACTCAAGATCAAGATCTCGTAGTTAAATTAAATGATGGCGGAACTGAGTGGTCTGTAACTTTTGATGGTTCTGAGAAAACAGTGGTGATCGGTGACGGTGATGCTGCTGATCTTCTTCTCAAATTTGATGCCAATACAACCGATCTAACATTGACGTGGGATGAATCAGTCGGAGTCCTTGAATCTTCGCATCCAATTGTTGCTCCGATAAAATCATCTGCCCACGATGCTGCCTATACGGTAGGAACAAATAACACCGAAGAAGCATATGGGCATGTATTTCTAAACAGTGTTGGTGGTGCTTTTACTTTAACCTTACCGAGTGCGGTAGCTGGAATGAACCTGTGTGTCATGCAGGAACAGGGTGACACCGGAGCTATCACAGTGCAGCCTGCCGATGGTGATTATATCGTATATCAGGGTGCGCGGTCAGACACAGCGGCAGATTATTGGGTATCGGGTGGAGCCGCAGGAGACAAGATGTGTATTGTAGCTCACGATGCCACCGACTGGTATGTAACTGGTTCTTATGGAACATGGACGGAGGAATAATATGAAACGAGTATTATTTGCTTTGGCTTGTTTTCTTATTATTGCAGGGGTGTCTTCAAGTAAGATCATTGAGATTCCTGAAGCGGGCGCAAGGATGAATCTGATGATTATGGGAAGCGAAGCGCCTGCTGCTGCTGGTGGTGGATATAGTTGTTCTGGTGACTTTTCAAGTGGTGCGATGGAGTCATTTGAAGCCAGCGAGGGAAGTTTTTGCACTTCGGATTGGACAGAATCAGACGGTTCCGGTGTCGTAAGCACCTACGACACAGCAGAGCCTTTTTGCGAATCTCACAATCTCAAGATTTCGGCAGATTCATCTGATGGTGGTGATGATATAATTTATGCCGATATGGGTTCAGAAGTTGATGGGTACTATATTCGATTTGTAATTATGAATCTACCGGATGTTAGCGGTGATGACTATTATTTTTTTCATATGCAAAACGGAACTACTCCAAACGCTACAAGTAACCTTAGTTTGCGACTAACCGCTGGCGAATATCTTCGTCTAAAAAGTGGAAGTATAAATTCAGGCAATAATTTTGAATTAACAGCAGGCAACGATTATCTAATTGAAGTCAATTTCGACAATAGTGGTGGTACACATAGCTTAAGGGTGTGGGGAACACCAGCAGGTGGCTGGGATGTAGTAAACCATGATGGTGCAGGATCAACGGCTACAGTAAGCGACAATACGTATGATTTTCGATATATATTATTCTCAAATTTCTTAGCAAGTAGTTCGGCAACACTATATATTGATGATGTTCAATTAAGCACCTCTGATTGGTTGGGAGCTTTGACTTGTCCATAAAGAAAAAATATCTTTTTATATTTATACTGCTATTTATTTTAAGCTTTCCGATGTGGGGCTTTTCTGCGAATCATTACGTCCGAAGTGGTAGCAGTGGAGATGGTTCAAGCTGGTCAAGTGCATGGGACGACCTACCCTCAAGCCTAACTAGGGATGATACATATTATGTCGCAGATGGGTCTTATTCATCTTATACCTTCGACGATTCGGTAGATTCAACCAAACTCATTACGATAAAAAAAGCTACAGTAGCAGATCATGGGACATCTACCGGGTGGAGTGATTCTTACGGAGATGGACAGGCGACTTTTGGAAGATTAACATTTTCCACCAGTTATTTTACCTTTACCGGAGTCACGCGAGATGCGGGCGATTGGTCTGATAATTCAGCCTATGGGTTTTACGTCGATGGAGGGACAAGTGGAAACGGCGCTAAACTTTTTAATGTGTCGGGTGCCGACAATATAACCATACGATACGTCTATGCAGCCTATGATTATGTGCTCGGCGGTGAGGACATTTCAGAAAATCAAAATCATGGGCTTTACAGCACTGGCGGTTCAAACAATATCACCATGGAGTATTGCTTTATAAAAAATACTTCATGGAAAGCGGCTATTTTAATCAACTCTTCTACCGGACCATTTGTTGTTCGTTACAATAGATTTGAGAATATCGGCAAAAAAGAGCTGTGGTCTGCGCGTGGAACAGATAATGTTACTTTTGCCTATAATTACTGTAAAAATATTGCTGGCACCGGCGCAATAGTCGCTGACGATTCGGATGATTGGGATATATACGGGAATATCATTTGGAACCCATCGGAAAGTTACACGTTTTCAGATGTTACGATTGGGACATGGACAGGAGATCATCCCTCTCGAAATGAAACTCTTAATAATTGGAAGATATATAATAATACTTTTTATGATGTTCACGACCAAATTCAAATTCAACACGGGACTGGAAACGAGGTTAGAAACACTCTTGTTATTGGGGAGAGTATCTCAATAAACGGGTCTTTAACGGCCTCCCACAATGACCAAAACGCATCTACCTCTGTTGTAACGGATGCTGCCAATGGCGACTTTACGCTATCTACTGCTACCACCGCAGGGTATTCTCTTTCTTCCCCGTATAACGTAGACATGAATGGCAACACTCGCGGTAGTGACGGCACTTGGGATCGAGGGGCTTATGAATATGTGGCTGAGGATTCAAGCCCCCCAACACTACAAAGCGCCACAATTGCTTCAAATGGAACTACCCTAACCCTCGTATTTGACGAAAATGTAACTCAGGGATCTGGATACGATGACTCAGATTGGGATTTGGATTCAGGACAGCAAGGGGATAATGTAAGCATAACCTATGAAAGTGGAGATGGAACCACCACTCATATTTATAACATTTCCAAAACTATCTGGATTGGCGACACAGCAAACATCGACTTCAATGGAGACGCGAACTCAGAGGAGGATGGCAGCGGGAACGATTTAGCGGCTATCGTATCAGACAGTGTTGTTAATAACTCAATAGTGAACCTAACTGCTTTGGGATTACAGATTCAATGAAAAAATATCTCATTATATTATTACTCATTCCGGTATCGGCTTTTGGTGCTGAAACCTTTTATGTTTGCGCTGGCGGCGATGGAACTCTACCGGAAACCAACACCTGTGCAACTGCATGGGATTGGGATGACGTGGACAACACAAATAACTGGGCTGCAACAGAAGCGGATGACACAAAGATAGGCCCGAATGATACAGTGATATTCAAAGATGACGGCGGCACATTTAACCTATCAAGCGATATTGACACCTATCAGGCGGGAAGTTCGGGGAGTGTCATAACATTCATTGCTGAATCTGGTGACACCCCGACCATCACGGCGGGAACATCCCTAACCGGATGGACCGTGTATTCTGGAAATGTGTATTCTAAAAGTACGGGCAATATTGAAAGTACGGGCCTATATGAAGACGGAGTTGTGCTAAACGAAGAAATGAGTGCTGGCGCTGTTGATGCTGCCGGAGAGTGGCACTGTGACGAGTCAACCACTTATGTTTGGACTACTGACGACGCCGACCCCGACACACACACCATGACCACTTCTGCTATAACGTGGCTGATGTCCATTAAGCATAGCTACATCATTGTAGATGGGTTGAAATTTAGCGATCACTATGAGCCGATGGTCATTAACAGCGGTGCTGATAATGTAACAGTTCAAAACTGTACGTTTGAAGATGTATATTTTACCGCAATTCAGGTTGCAGATGGTAGCGGATCGAATAATTTAAACTTATCAGACAATGTGTTCACCCGTGTTGGTATGGGCGGTATATACGTTTACAGTCAAAACGATACTGGCATTGCCAATGGTAATGTATGCACCGATATGAATTATCAAGAGTGGGCGGTCAATGCCAACAACACCACAAACTCTGACGGCCACTGTGTTGCAATATGGGGAAGTGATAGCTGGACTATCCACGAAAATAAAGTTGTCGATTTTAGGGACGCATTTGCGTTGTACGGACACAATGCAACCACACATACGGCTGCAAATAATTCTATTAAGTACAATTATATCCAGGGAAGTGCCGCCCTAAAATCCCACTATGATGGTGGCTCTTACGGTAAGGGTATAACAATAGGAAGCACCAGCCAGCCGGACGAACATTACAGCAATGTGGTAGCTTATAACATAATAGATCAAGCCCATATCGGCATGAGAATTAATAGGTCGAATACTTCAGGTAAGGGGAATCTGGTCTATAATAACACCTTTTATGATTGTGATAGGGGTTTGGATTTAAGGCAGGAAGCAGACTACAATGTTGTCAAGAATAACATTTTTTCAGAAACAGACTCATATCATATCTATGAATATTCGGGAACTACGGGAGCCAATCTTGTTTCCGATGAAAACCAGTTTTATCCCGACACGGGCGGTTCTGCGGCACCAGATTTTGCAGATAGCGGAAGCGACAAAGATCAGCTAAGTGATTGGCAAACTTCAACATCTCAAGACGCAAATTCGGATGCCGGCGATCCAGGCTTAACTAATCCGTCGTCGGGCGATTTTACACTAAGCTCCGATCTTGAGGGTGCTGACCTTGGAGCCACATACGATGACGGACTAGATCCAATCAACACAAACTGGACAAACACACCACCCACCATCGGCACACTCGATCAAGATGATTACTTACCGTGGGATCGGGGCGCTTTTATATTTGCAGAAGAAGAAATTACAATACAGGGAGTAACAGTATATTGAATGGAATGCAAATAAAAGAAGTAGAAATTTTTAAGTCTATGCCACTAGAAAAACAAATAGTCGTATTATTTAAAAATGTCGTTGAAGTAAAAGATGACGTTAAAAAACTCAAAGCCCGTAAATGGTTGAATACGGGAGCTTCGGCCACCGGCGGGATAGTTGGCGGTTTTGTTGCAATGCTTTTAAAAACGGCATTTTGGAAATGAAATTGTTCCTTAAATTCAAAAGTGAAAATATATTTCGTAACTACCACATTGTTCCGCATCATCCGAATTTGATTGAGTTTGAATATTGGTGGTTGGGTGAGTTTGGGGAATCAATTGTCACTTCTGCTTATAGACATGGCGACAAGGGAGTCCACGGGCAAAATCCTCTCAGGGCAATAGATTTAAGGTCTTGGATTTATAGCAACCCGGAAGGAATGGCGAGGTATGCTAATACTATCTGGATTTACTCTCCCCAAGAGCCTAAAAAGAAATCCGTACTCTATCATAACGTAAGAGATAAGGGCATTCATTTCCATCTGCAAGTTTGCGACCAAACAATAAAACTATAAAACTATCTTAATCCAATAATTTTATTGACAAAATTCTCACTTTTTGTAAGAATCTATATAAACATAGGAGGTTTAAAATGGCGAATGGCGAAACTCCGGTAAAACCCGGATGGCAAACGACAGAGTTCTGGGTAACATTGATAGTTCAACTTGTCGGCTTGGTGGCTGCGCTTGGCTATATAGTACCCGAACAGGCAAGTGCGCTGAGTCAAGCTGCCGTGCAAATCGGTGGCGCTATTTCAATGGTAGCGGCCGCTTTCGGCTACAATCTTAGCCGTGGCATGGCAAAGAAGCAATGATGAATGCTTGTGAACGCTCTAAAACTAAAGACACTCCTGAAAAGAATGTGGGGCCGGATTGTTGACCAGCAAAAACAGATCAATCAATTAAGAATCGAACTCCATGGTCTAAAGGAAAAGCAGACGTGACTGACTAAGGCTGTTGGCCGTGAAGTCAACGACTCTTTATCGCAGGACTTGAGACATCTTGAAGAAGAGGTCTTGGGTCCGAAGAGGCCGCGCAACTACCCTCACCCGTTAAGTCCATCCGGTACGAAGGATTAACTCTAACCTATGTGACGTTATGTACTATGGGAAACAGTATGCTGAAAGAATAAAGAGTTTAAAAGCAACTACAAACCTGAGTCATAGAGGAATCGCAGAAAAGTTAGGTTGTTCACCCCGCACAGTACGGCGATATGCTGAAAGCAGATGTCCGACAGAAAGAAGGCGAAGGGGGAAGATATTATTATTTGATATAGAAACTTCTCCGATGGAAGTTTATGTTTGGGGGTTGCACGACAAGCGCAATCAATACATTTCACCGGAGAATGTAATTAAAGATTGGGCAGTACTGTCGTGGGCGGGGAAGTGGCTGTTTGAATCAGATGTTGTGTCACAGGTTGCCACACCGGAAGAAGCAGAAGCCAGAGACGACGCCAGAATACTCAAGGGAATATGGGATTTATTTGAAAAGGCCGATATTATTGTAGCGCACAACGCATTTAACTTTGATGTTAGAAGATTAAATGCACGGTTCATCATTAATGATTTCGGTCCCAACACACCTTACAGGGTAATAGACACACTAAAAGAAGCCCGAAAAGTGTTTGATTTTCCAAGCTACAAACTTGACGCGCTGAATGAAAGATTTGGCTTATCTAAAAAAGTTGAAACAAATTTCAAGTTGTGGGTGCGGTGCATTACGGGTGGCAGGAAAGCATTGCGGGAAATGCAACACTACAACAAGTCTGACGTTGTAGCCCTTGAGGAACTATATCTTGCATTGAGGCCGTGGATTAAAAGTCATCCCCCAATGAGCTTGTATCACGATATGATAGATGCCATATGCTGCCCGACTTGCGAATCCGAGAAACTCAACTGGAACGGGAACTATACTACACCAGCAGGGAAATACAAATCATTTAGATGTAATAATTGTGGCGCTATCGGCAGGAGTAGATATTCATGCCTGGAAAAAGACGAAAGGGAGAATCTGGTGATAAGCACCGCGAGATAAATTACAAGGTATGGAGCTCGCCTAGCGTTAAATTCCTTAGATGGCGTGTGAAGGATGCTCTTCAGCACCTTTCGGACGCTTACGAAAATAAAGAATGAAATATCGAATTGAAGCAATAGAAAAAGACGATATTTACACCTTCCTACTCCACCAAAATGGCCCCAAATATTTTAATGTACTCGAAGAAATCTATCGCACCTTGCGAAGCAAATGTAAATATACAGACGAAACGGGTTCATGGAAAGAGGCATATCAACTTGTAATTGATATTCTAAACGATGCCAATATTGATCTGTATGAATAGCGTACACTTTCCTATAAAGTACAAATTTCTTGAACAAGAAATTCCTGCATGTACCGGAGAATAACATTTTTACGGCATAAAATGTGTTTTTTTGCCATTTTATGGTACGAATAAGGTGCTTTTTGTCGCAAAACTTGACAAAATTACCTGCACTTGTTTGTTTATGCAAACATGGTAATTTAAACAAAAAGGGAGCCCGCAACTTACACGGGCCCCCATCTTATCAACATCCTTTATTTCCTCTATTTTATATAATACCTCCTTTCTGTTACGGATTAATGGTTACAACAGGCAGGGAGTTCGGATTAAAGGCAGTTATCCATCCGTGCTCAATGGCGAATCGGGCATCGAGTTCGGCTTCCGTCATCCCCGCCTGTTCTTGTAGTTGCAACCACAACGGCAACATTGCCTGGATGAGTTCAATAAGTACCAAGAGAGCTTCGCTTATAGCTTGAGATTCATATTGTTCTATTAATCCCGCATCAACCATTGCCTTAACTACAGTCTCTTTAGAAGGCGCTATTGCCTGCCTGGTATAAAGGTATCGCTTGACTTCCATAAGAGCAAGGTTGGCCGCATCAATCATTGCGATATTAATGGTTCCGCCAGCAGCAATAGTCTCAGAAATTGCCCTGATGGGCATATAAGCCGCCACAAGAGCATCCCTTCGTTTATTAAGCATTTCCTTGTGAGTTTCTTGGTCTGCCCATGCTGCTTCAATTATGAATTCGTTTACAAGGCGATGATAAGACCCGTCAAAAAACGTAGCCTTGCCCTTCGGTGTTTCTGGATATTGAAGGGTAGCGCATCCAATAATGTTGACGAAAAAGCTCAATACTACTAAGTAAATTACGTATTTCTTGATTTTCATTCAATACCTCCTGTTAAAAGTTAATATTAAAGTACGATTCTATATGTTTCCACCGATTGATAACAGTTGTGTTATCCGATCCTGCAAATAGTAAACCTACTATTTTATCGCCAGATACCACGGCACTTCCACTATCCCCCGGTTGGCTCATGGCACCGGCTAATAGCTGATCTGTAAATACCGCTATTTTGCCATCGTATTGCACTTGAACTACTGCGTTGATCTGCTGGATTTCTCCCGTTGTAAAACCACTCGTCCGTCCTGTTTTCTGAACAGGCATTGTAATAAAAGGGTCTTCTATAACACCGTGAATTTTGCCGATTTCAAGAATAGTGTCGTCAATATATTTTTCGTCTGCCACGTCTGCGATAGCCAAATCTACAAGATTGGCATCAGCATGGGGGACGATGGCAGACATTCTTGTTTTCCTTCCAAAGAACTTTGAGAGCTTATTGAAGGAAAACGCCACCGCCTTTGAAAATGGGCAATCGCTATCTTCCCCTAAAAAATGGATAGGAACATAATCTAACAAATACCCAATGCAATCTTGAGGATATTCGCCCCCGTCGTGGTCGCCTGGTTGAAGAATTGCATCTCCTATGTCAGCCTCATTACTGTTTGCTAGAACGTGGTTGTTAGATAACATTACCTTTTTGTCACCCAGGCTTACCCAGCATCCGAGAGTTCCCGCCGAAATGTCAACATGGCCGACAGACACACCACCGGGAGCAGGACGATAGCGGTCTGTAAAAATATCTAATGCTTTAATCTCTCCTGTTTCCACCACGTCAACACTGGATGATAATACGTGCTGGGGTGATATAAAATGTTTCGGCAGTTTCTTGCGAACACCCACGACCGTACATTTTTCGTCAGTCGTTTTGTTCTTCCTGGTTCGTAATCCGTCCCCTACTGACCAAACGTGGGGGTTTTTGTAGATAAGGTCCAATTTTTCTTTTGTATCCATTTAATCTCCTTTAGTAAGTTTAAACCACCACCCATTTGGACAACATTACCAAACGGTAACAATATACAATGATTTGTATGAATCTATACAAAGCTTTTGTATGGTTTTACTGAACGGTATTATTGTAATTCTGATCTGTAATCAGGTGTTTTTATGCGAAAGGGCATGGTGTTTGGGGGCGACCCAAACTTAGCTTTTTTAGCGTGTATCCGGCGAGGACCATGCCCTGTGGCCACCTTATTGTAGATAGGTAGCTTTACGCTACTGACCTTTTTTCTCTATGTAATTTCTTATGACACTTCTGGCACAGCCACTCCACCTCAAGGGGCTTGTTGTAGTCTTCATGGTGTGCGTGGATTATGCCACCACTGCCACATTGAGAACAAATTCCCGGCTTCTTTATCCTGCCTGTTCGAGTTTTGCTGCTGACAGCCACAAATGCCGCTGCTCGCTTCTTGTGTCTTTCGCGGTAATTGCGAACCCGTTCAATTTGCCGATCAACATTTTTGCTATAATATTGTCGTGTCATTCTCAGGTTGTTTTCGTGGTCTTCATAATATTTCTCACTTCGACAATCACGACACATATAATGTAATCCACCAGGGTTCCCACGATCCTTGTGATATGCACTTTCCGGTTTTTCTTTTTTACATCTGCAACAAGTTTTCATTTTCTGATCTACTATCTGTTAATCAGTATATTCCAATTGCTCTAAAAATATCTTTCCAGATGTCCATCAAAACACATCCGAATCCATAGCAAACGGGAATTGCAACAAATAAACTTAAAAATATAACAAGCACTACTATCATTTTTTCCATGGTTCTGGTTTCCTATCAGTTGTGTCTAATTAAAAAGAGATTGAACAAAAGCAAATATTAATAGACAAATCATTGCATCGCTAAGTGTGATTTCCGATATAGGCTTTTCCCACATTGACCAATCACCTACCCCGCTAAGAGCCCATAAAAAGATACAAGCAACCACAACCACAACCACAATAAGTACTGCTATTATTTTGTATTCTTTAAAAAAGTTCCACATTTTTTTCATAAAATCCTCCAAATCTAATTCTATTCTCATAACCCCCTCCATCGGCCTTACTACTGGTCAGTTGATTCTGTCTCGTATGTAATTATAAATTTGTTCTTAGTTAAAGCATGGGCCTCTTCATAGCTGTAGGTTTTGCCCGTTACGGTTTGATGAGTAACATCTATAAATTTGACCCCATTAATCCAAACAATTGTATCCTCATAAGGTGCCATTCTTATCCTTTCTAATCTGACTTCCCATCAGAAGGCTATAGTTCGCTATTCTCGAATAGCGAACCTGTACTACTCAGTTGGTTTTGATAATTGTCGCGTTATTTCTTCATTGGTTGCTCTACGGTTGCGTTCACATTCTTCGCCATGCCCCCATCCATGAATGAACGCTTCTTTATATAGATATTCGATGGTTGATACTCCAAATTGGGCTTTGTCAGGCAAACTAAATAATAACCCTTCAATAAAAGACCAATGATTTTCAGCCATCCGTTTTATTCCTTCGTAGTCTATCATTCATTTTTCCTTCCGTTCTGATTACTACTCAGTTGCTCCAAAGTTTGAGTTGTTTGCGTTCATTTTCGATTCTTTTGGCTGCTATCTCGCAATACTTTTCTTCTATTTCTATGCCTATCCAACGTCTATTTAAGCGCTCACAGGACAGGGGTGTCGTTCCCGAACCGGAAAAAGGGTCAAGCACGACATCATCTGGATAACAAAATAGCAAGATACATCTTCGGGGCAACTCGACAGGAAATTTAGTCGGGTGACCATTCTTTTTTGTGTCCGGTGAGAAATTCCAGACCTCAAGAGTAAATTCAAGAAACTCTTTTTTTTCCATTTCTGGCTCAAATTTTTTGGGTTCTTTTTTAAAGTCTGGTTTATAAAATTTACCCCCCTTTCCAGCTATTATAATGTATTCATGTAAACCCCTTAATCCTGGGGCAGACGGACTTCGCCAACTCCCCCAGGCGGTATTTGACATACAATTTTGCTTATTCCAAACGACAGTACCCATTAGAAACCATTTTTCCCTGATTCGGGCGGTTATATCCGAATGTATCGGAAAATATGGGTTTCTGCCCAAATCGGCCACATTAATGCACATTCTTCGCCCATCTTTTGCTAAAGAAAAACAACAATCCCACACGCAATCGAGCCAATCCAAATAATCATTATATGCCTTAGAATCCTTATAGGAGTCACCATACTCTTTGCCACAATTATACGGTGGTGACGTAACTATCAAATCAACCGACCCAAGCTCTGGCATAATCTCAAGACAATCCCCATGATAGAGTTTGCCCAATTCTGTTTCATAATATGGTTTCAAATCTACTTATCCCATATCAGAAGGTTCTTTTTCAACTTGTTGGAATAAATCTAATAGGTGCTTCAACCCTTTAATAAATGCTTCTTCCCAAGTTGTACTTGGACCTTCGCCACGATTTTCTTCATGCCATTTAATTTCTTGTTTCGTTATTTCGATTGCCCTTTTCATACTCTCTCCAAACCTATCGGACATCAGGTGGCTAGTAATTTTGCGAGGCTATCCAGAAAATTTGTTGCTCCGAATAACGCCAAAATTATCCACCAAAAGCGAGTAAGTTTAGCATCGGAAATAAAACAAAGAACCATCATAAAGGTAAAGATTGAATGAATAACTATTCCGACGATTGCCATTGTTCCTCCTTCTACTGGTCAGTTGTCCATAGGCCAAATTCTCTGCCCACTCGATCAACTACCTTATTGATGCTTGCCATGCGAACAATCTGTTTGTCGATATTCATTTGGAGTGTGATCCAAATTTCTTCGTCCAGTATTTGTTTCAATCTGTCGGCTGTTAGTTTCTTTTTTCTTCCCATCGGCCCTACCTCCCATCAGTTGCTTCTTTTCGACATTGTTCCAGAAATTCAGGGTTTACCTTTTTGTCTGGTACCTTTATTAGTTTTAGCTGGTAGACTTTTTCGCATTTGGGACAAAACATGGCTTTTGAAAACCAACCATTTGAAACCATCTTGAGATTGTTTCCACACTTACAATATGCGTGACTAATGAACGGGGCGGCGTTTATTTCAAAATCATCAAATTTCATAGTTCTGACTTCCCATCAGTTGCCCCAGAGTTTTAATTGTCCCTTCTCAGCTTTTTCTAAGGGGCATTTATTTAAACGAACAATCCATTCCTTGGCCTTTTTGCAAAAAACCCCTTCGCGCACTGTAACCTGGCCCGTTGGTTTCAAACAGGAATACTGGCAAGGAGCATAATTTATTTTACTGCACGGATATTCCATCTAAGCTTACCATCGGTCGGTTGATCTTAATAATTTTGTATGGCGTTCAAATTCTGATTTAATCGCATCATATAATTCGATTTTTGTATGGAATTCTGGTCCCTCTACCAAAAGACATGATATTGATTCAAAGAAGTCTTTATATATTTCCGGCTTGCCCTTGGCCCCCTTATATCCATGCCCATAATCATTTAGCATATCATTCATGGTCTATACCCTCCCCGCCGTTTGGCTGTAATTCGCTATTTGAGAATAGCGAACCCCATTATTACTCATCGGTAGTTATTTTTCATTGCGTTTAATATTAAATCGTGAAGCAAACTTATCCAACCGTCTTTTCGATTATGACCCCTAATCATACCACTGGCGATTCTTCTTTCATTAACAAAAACACCATAGGTATAATTGGCAGATTCATTAGTACCCGTACTATCATTATGTATTTTGATGATAAGCGTTTTATTACTACTCAGATGTTCGCAATGAGGTCAAAATAGACTTCATCGATTTGGTAATTGTTTCTCGCCGTATCTTTTCGCAACGGTCACACCAATATTTTGATTTCGGTCGCAGATTACCGCCGGCATTGTTCTCACATTTATTTTCGTACTGTGCGTATCCTATACATTTCATGGATATACCTATTCCCAATCAGTTGCTCAGTCTTTGCTGTAAAAATTACCCTTCCCAATATACCAATTATTAAGGAAGGTTTTGAAATCAATCGGTTCGGCGTACTTCAAAGATACGCGCCAATTATTGTTCATGTGGAATTTCCGAATAGATGGTATCGTCCCTGTTAAGTAAAATTTTTTCATAGCACGTTCAAACGTGGCATAAATTTTAGGCCAGCGGTCTTTGTGAACTTGAAGTTGCCACTTAGCAAATTTTGGTTTGGGGTTACAAATAAACGGGCACACCACGCAACCAATCCGGTTAAAACCCTCATCGTAAAGCGAAGAATAGGGCAGATTGTGGCGCTCGATGTACTCCCATATTTCCCATTCGTTCCAGTAGAATATTGGTTTATAAATCGTATCGCCATTTTTATAGGCATCAATTTGAGGGCGCTTTCCCCTTCGGCCTTCTTCTGCCCTGAGCCCCATAAGCCTGTGTTTATATGGCACATCAGCGGTTGGGTCTTTTTTGAGGAAATCACAGCACCAGCGGGTGCGCTTAGTCGGAAAACCCCTGATTTGTAATTCTTGATAGAATGACTGTTTAGGTTTCTTGATAATAACATCAGGGTAAAACCGCTTAATGTGCTTAACAATCTCTGGTGGATCAATCCCTGTTGCTGAATAATAGTATCGACATTCAACCCCCGATTTTTCGCATAAATCATAGAGTACGGCTGAATCTTTGCCACCAGACACGCCAACAACCCAAGGGGCGTCTTCGGGTTTATGTCTAATGATAAATTCAAGGGCTTCTTCTTCCTTCGTTTTTCCTGATATGGCAATTTGTTGTGCAATATCTACTTACTCCCGATCAGGCGTTCTTAGATTTTTCAAGCATTTTCAAGCCGGCGTGCAGGCTGCCCGATAAATTATTTACAGCCTGCGTCCACCTCACGGCATCCTCACTCTTTTCGCAAGATTGAATTTTCTGTAATAACACCTCAATGGATTTCCTTATTGATTCTTTCATGTTTTTTCTCCTTGTTTAAAAGTTTAAATAAAATTATATTCCGGGTAGCCTGGTGGATCACCAGCATCCTCAATAAATCTTTTCTGGCAGTCTTCATCTTGGCAATAATAATGATGACCGAACCTTCCATAGATACCATTACATTCTGAGGTGCTTTTTTCTTCACCACATATCCAACATTTTACTTTTACCTTCATAAATCACCTGACTGTAAGCAAGGCGGTCACGGAGTACCTTTCGGCATATGTCCCGTTTAGTTTTGTATGCACAACCACCTATTTGAACACAAGTTGCTTATTTTCGTACTGTTGCCCACTTGGACAACAATAGCTTTTGAACTCTTGACAATTTATTGTTATTGTCTACAATGAAATCATAACGTGAATTATCACCGAACGGCTTGGATACCGTAACCGATAATTTATCAACGACCCTTAACAATTTTTTAACACTCATAATTTGCTATTAATAATTTCGGGTAGTTAGCTTCGGGAGCGGGGATTTCAAGTCTCCCCTCTCGCACCATTCTATTCAAAAAAATTAACAAGACAATAAACCACCAACACACTGAAATGTAATATTAATTGAAACAATATTTGAACTACAATATATGTTTTTAGCCAGTCCATTTTACCTCCGAAATCTTTAACACATCTTTAACAGGTCTGTGACCCACCATTTCCCAATCAGTGGGTTTATATCGTTACATGATCCGGGTATTTTGTTGCAAGGGGTCGATAATTGTCTGATGCTGTTTTTCCACATTTGGGGCATTTCATCGCAGGAATAACATTTTGGTGAAAATTGGCATCATCATAACCAGAACCCTCTCTTTCAAAACTACAATGTTCACATTCGTAAACTGCTATAAAATCTCTTCTCATTTGTGATTTTATTTCTTTGATTTTCATAAAATCCTCCTTACTCCCGATCAGCCGCCTTCTTCATTGGCGCAACCTCGCCCCGGGTTTGCGCATAAATAGCCCTCAGTTCATCTCCCTGGATTTCCAAATATCGGTCAAAGGCTGTTTGTGTCCGATGGCCAGTAGCCCGTTTTATTTCTTCTGGTGTTAGTCCTTGTCTGAGGGCGATAGCACTGGAATGTCGGGTTCCACCATACAGGTCAACATCTTCGATTCGTAGATTTGAACATGCTTTTTTCCACCACTTGTATAAATAACCCTTACCAAAAGGCGACCCTGGTGCATTTCCGCCTCGACCTTTAATATGTCTGAAGAAACAAAGTGTCGGAAATCCTTTAGGTTGTTGTCGTAAAAGCTTAACATCGTCCGGCAAGAGATAGATGTATTTGGGTTCTCCTGTTTTTGATTCATTTATTAAAATCCTTCCGTTGTGGAGGTCGATGTCTCTTTCTCTGATACCGATAAGCTCACCCGGTCTGATATTGATGTAGGTGGAAAGAAAAAGGACGGCCACATATATCCGTGGGTTGAATGCCGTGATCCGTCTGATTTCCTCCAAAATACGGCACTGATCTTCTTTGGTGATAATTTTTCGATACGGGCTTGACGCCTTGACGATTGGGAATCTTGGAATTTGCTCATGCGTTATTTCTCCTGATTGGTAGAGCCAGCGATAAAACATCTTGACAGTATCTCGTATGTCCTTGATATATTTAGACGCATAGCCCATTTCAAAAAGATTGGCGACAAGATGCTCCACGTCACAAAATCCAATTGTTTTAACATTGCGATTTCCCCAAGAGTTAGTTGCTTTGTCCAATCGTTGTTCATATTTTTTAACTCCTTTCAAAAGCCTCTTTGAATGTAAAAATTTCTCAACCAGATTGGCAAAGCCCAACGGGTTGTCTTTGCGATAATCCCGGCCATCCAAAGTGCCCTCGTCGTGTTTAAATCTGAGACCTGTTAGAAATCGTTCTGCCTGCTCATAATGTTTAAACCGTTGCCTGATGTCCTTTTCAGACCCCATTGGAAACCAAACTAAATAGCCATGCTTTGTTTGATAAATATTCCCTTTCATAGTTAGCCCTCCCTCCATGTATTTTGGAGATTGGGTACTATATGCTATGGCATTTTGCAACATTTTCGATATTCTTATCCGTGATCAGGTGCTTCTTTTTTCGCTTTTTCTAATTCGGTTAAGTGTAGTTCGATATTTACATATTTTCGATAATCAGTGGTATCTTCCACTTTTTTTATTTGAACTAAAAAATCTCCACCTAATGATTCGGCAAGAATCATATTTACCCTGCTTGCTATTTCTAAGGCTGTCATGGTTTTCTCCAATCTTCTATTACGCTATCAGGCGGTTGTTAAATTAAATTTTCCCGAATATTTTAAATTTGGTCGTTCATAAAAATATTTTCTTTTTCGATAACATTCCCTACAAATAGTTGGGTACGCCATGTAAAAAAGACGGTTTATGTTTCTGCTATCTTCGATACCGCATTTGTGGCATTTAAATTCTGCTCTCATTAGCCTACCTATTAGATGTCAGTTGCTTCCGCTCATGTTATTTAAATGCTTTTACAATATCAGGAATAACTTCTTCCCATTCAACCCGATAGTCTTTGATAATTGTAATGCGGGAGTATTCAATCACAACCGTATTGAATTTAAACCAGCCATCTTCGTTTTTTAGGTTGATTAGATATTCATACAGACCCAAACCGGCAGCAGTGATTTTATTCTTATCGGCTTTATTTACCCTTCGGCTACGGGTTTTAGGATCTTCAATTACATTCCCGTATTTGGCATACCTTTCGGTAGCCAAGGGACTATCTGGAAGTAAAATCATAATGTTTTCGGTTTTATCCTGCCCCAAGAGATATTTTCCGCCTTCAAACTCTACCCATCCAGGTGTTTCAGCGGGTTTCGGTTCAACAACAGCATGAGCTAAAAACGGTACAACACAAAAAGCTAAAATTAGTGCGATTTTTTTCATTGGTTTTCCTTTCTTAATGTACAAGTAGATAGAGTTTAATAAACCCTGGTATTATTATATACATCATAAGTAGAGCAAAAGCTGCACCCATTATAAGACCCATTGAAAGACCTATTGAAAATTTTTCTGTTTCTTTTTCATTCATTACTCAGCCTTTGCTTTCTCCCATTCCGATTCAATTTCTTCCACTTTCTTCTTGCCGGGTTTGTAAACCAGATTTGCGAATTTACGCAGAATGTATTTAATGGTTAGTTTGGGCATTACGAATTTTACGGTGACAACACAGATAAGCATAATGATTAATGTGTTCATTACGGTAAACATGGGTTGATCCTCCTTCTTTTCAAGGTTTAATATTTTTTGTTCTATGGATTCAAAATATTCTTTACTCAGTTCCTTGCCATTTAATAATACAATTGGAGCTTCAAGACTTATATATTCTGGTGCTTCTATCGTATCTAGGGCTGGGGCATCTGTTCCATCGGAAAATGTTATTGTGCCATCAACGTCCAAGACCAAGTAATCATCTGTTCCAGTAGCAAAATCTATAGTAGTAGTGTCAGCCGAAGTCGCAATTTCAATAGCTGAATCATCGGTTATACTTGTTGAGCTTCCACTCCCCACGTCTAAAATAACCCATCCGCTATCGTGATACAAAACAAGGTTTTTAGAATCTCTATTATAAGCCACTTGACCATTATATTCTCCGGGTTCATCGAGCGAATCAATTACTCTGATACCATAACTATTTGAGTCCATCTATCACATCATCAATAGAATAAGCCACAATCGCAATACCACCATTGTTTCTTACCTGAGATAAAAAGATTTCTTGATACTTACTTAATTTGCCGTTAGGCGATTTCACTTCGATTGCCAGAAAGCGTTTTTTGTATATTCCAATAATATCAGCTATGCCTTTGTATGCTCCCAAACCCTGAAGGGCATGGAAATGAAATACCCCTATTGCCTTCAGGTATTGCTTAATGGCCTTCTTTAATCTAGTTTCTGGTGTCAGTTTTGGCATTATTCGGTCTTTGCTTTTTCCCATTCAGTCTCAACTTCTTCAATCTTCTTTTTTCCGGGCTTGTAAACCAAATTGGCAAACTTCCGTAGAATGTATTTTATAGTTAGTTTGGGAATTACGAATTTAACAGTGACAACACAAATAAGCATGATGATTAAAATGTTCGTTGTTGTAAACATGGTTTGATCCTCCCTATTTTCAAGGTTAATGATTCGTTGTTCTATTGATTCAAAATGTTGTTTATTATACCTACTGCCACCATCTGACACAGCCACCCAATTATTGCCATTATGTATGCAGATGTTAATTAGTCTACCTCCACCTATTGAACAATCGTGGGGTGTCAGACCATCTTTTATAATTACAATATCTCCTTCTTTGCCCACAGCCAGGTCCGATATTTTATTTTGTTTAATATTAATCGGGGCAACCCACTCAAAAGTTCCATCTTCATATGTTAAAATTTGGTCAGGTGAGGGATGGCTAAGAACTAAAAGATCGGTGTCTACCCATTCTTCGCCAGTAGCAGTAACAATCCATTCGGAGTCGGTTGGTGCACCAATTTCTATATCTACCATTGTGTTATTTTTTAATACAAAACAATCAGTTGAAGAATCAAAAGTAAGAGTAGCGTCTGTAGCTGACTCTATTGTGGAATCCGCGTCTATCAGGGTATTGCTAAATATAATCCAGGAATCATCGCCCATCAGGTATTCGGGTATCCTCTCCTATCAAATCCCCACATATCGGGCATTTATATAGCCGTATGGGAGGGTCGGGGAATTTTTTTGCTTTCCCGTTATGGTCAAAGTCCCCTTGTTTCAAGGCTCCGGTGGAAGCCTCAATTACTATCATGGGCTTTCCGCAACAAAGTCGTGTGGCCACTATTTCTCGCTTTCCCTAAACAGAAATTCATTTACATATTCCAGACATCTCAAGGGCAGGGTTTCCCACATGCTACCCCAGAATGTCTGACCGCCTTTCTGGTGTTCCCACGCCTGATGTTCACTCCAAAGTAACGGAACTGCGTAAATGTCAGGAGCTTTTAAAGATGTTCCCTTTCTTCCAAAGCCCTGATGTGCTGGCACTATCGGATCATCCTTAATCCCGGGCAACCCCGAATATAGCGACCGCTTGGTTCTGATGAAGTCCAAGTATTTTTTCGACCGGAAGTTTTTTATTTTGGGATAGGCTGTCATGGATTAGAATTCTCCAAAAGCTTATTGACCGTTACCCCTATCTTTGCGGCCATAATTTCTAACGCTCGGCTGAAATAGTCACATGCCTTAATATGGCTCAGGTTGCGAAAGGCAATTGAGCGATACTTGAAGTGCATCCGTTTTCCGTCCCATACCGACTCTTTCATATTGACAAAATTAGTTGCTATCCGGCATTGAAAATCAACCTTCTTTTTTGTGTCCCAATCTTTGTCTTCGCAGTTGTCAGCAACGGTTTGACAGCAGGCCCAGTATCCGTTAATCTGCCGTAAGCTCCGGGGGCTTTTCACTCCGTAAACCTGAAGCCTTAAAACCTTGTCGGTCGGGTATTCCCGTATGATATCCTCATCCCCTTGCGAGATGGGTTCGAACCGACCGTGCTTTCTTTGTACGAATACCTCTTGCATTATTTCGCTTTTAGTTCCTGAATAGTAGCGGCCAGCACATAGCAGAATTTGTCAAGTTCGGCTTCCAGCTTTTTAAGAAATTCCTTGTCGCGTTCAACCCGGAAAATAAACGGCTTTATGCCGGGATGGTAGCTCACGAAGTCGCACCATTCGCGGCCGGTGATCAAAAGCCCCCCCTGCACTTGGCGGTGATACGCCGCGGGAAGTTTGTCCTTTAACAGATATTCTACATGGGTTGAGATGATGGGGCACTTGATTTCAATTTGCCCATCCTCACCGATAAGTCCATCTGGTGAATAGCTGTATTTCTTTTGTTCATCGGGATAACAAAGACCGACCTCTTGAACTTCAACATCATTAATGAGTTCATATAACCCTCTGGCCTCTGGCTCCATTTCAACGCCACGCTCAATAATGGCATTCGAATAACCATCAGCCTTTTTTCCGGTAATCGCCTCTCCCGCTAGTTGAAATAGATATTTTTCAGCCTGCTTTGATGGCTTGCCGTCAGAGGTTATGATTTTATCGAAGCAACTTGCAGTGGGGATGCCGGCCCTTGCCGCGAACCATTCATTCGAAAGTTGGGGAACATCTAAGGTTATCATTTATTTCCCCTTCCGCTTGTCTTCTAGCTTCGCTTTAAGCCATGCCATTGCGGTATCGAATTTTTCCGCTGGCAGAAGATCGAGCTTTTCAACCCCACCTAGTTTTAGAAATTTATCAAGGTTTGTTTCGGTTTCGTTGATCATATCTACGAGTTGACTTAGCTGCTTTTCGCTGATAACAACCGTTCCCCCGGTTTTTACATCATCATCCATATCCTTGCTTGCCAATCCGGTAAGAGCTAAAACCGTGTATCTTTCCAAATAGCTTACAGTTGAGCCAATAGCCTGTATGGGGTTTTTGCTGCCGGAATTGTCGGGCGATGCGGTTAGGGTGGTTTCTTCGCTGTGCCCCATTACATGAGTAATTTTACACGTTACGCTGATGGTTCCGTTTTCCTGGTGGGTGGTCCAGGCCGCAGACAATCTATGTTTACTCAGGGCTGCATTAATCTTTTCGGTTACATTGGCAAGGGTGGCGTGACTGTATTCAGTCTGGCCCTTGCCCGTTGGGTATGACACCCGCTTGTCCTTGTTGATTTCGGGTGGATTCGCTTTGAAATTCGCCATAGCCTCAACATAGGCTTTTTTGGCTTCATTCGCTTCATACCGCTCCTGTAACGCCATGAGCTTTTCCAGCTTGTCAAGATCGGCTTTATTAGAGATCGCCATCTGAATTAAGGCCGCTGGTGTGTTCTCGGGTGTGGTTGCCGGTAGGTTCTCCTCTCCTGAAACCCGGCCCTCGAATTTGACAAGGTCTGTTTCTTGTTGCGTCATAGTGTCCTCCATATTCTAAAACCGTTTTTCCCTTCCATTTCATTGATTTTTTCGGTTGACCTATTTATTCTGTCAACAATCTCATCCAACTGCTTGTCTATTTCTGCAAGTTCTGGATCTTTATGGTTAGCTGCTTGATGCAAACACCCATTGTGACATTCTTCATCTTCCCATCTGGGCTTTACCCAATCCCTGCAATCATATAGCGCCGCACCACAATTTTCGCAGAAGTCAATTATTGCTGGCTGGAATTCGTTTAGCATCAAAGCCGTCCTTTCAGATTGGTGTAAAAATAAATCCTATCGCTCCGTTCGCATGTCAGCAAAAAACAAAGCAATGCCGTCCGCGCTTCAGGCGTAAGCCTTACCCTTCTTTTTTTGCGCCGCTCTGGAAGCTCCGTGATACCAACAAAATTTTGCTTGGCCGACTTCGGCTCGTTTTTGCTCATTTCCGTCCTTGTCTTTTTCGGTGAACCACCTGACAATGTGGCCGGCCTGCAACTGGCACTCCGGGAACCTGCATATTTTTCCCGCTTTGAGCAAGGCTTTGTAAAGAGGATCACCGGTCTTTACACCCATTGTTATTTATACAACTCCAATGCAAACCACAGAACTGCCGTGATCGAATACGCGATTACGAGTGACCAAAATAGTTTCCTCATAGTCTCGACCAAGGCGAATTAAATTTTTCGTGAATTACAAAATATTTTTTCGTGCTGTGATTGTAAAAAAGATAGCCGAAATTTGCATATTTAATGAATTCACAATCGGTTATTAAAAGTTTTGGCATTTATTCCCCCTTTTAAAAGACGCCGGGGACCATTCAAGGCCTGGAGACACGGGGGGTGGTGGCCACCCAATCCTTACGGTATTGGGAATCCCCGGCGTTCTATCTTTCCAGAGAGTTTAAAAGCGCCAGTAGCGCCGGTTTATCTTTCGGGCAATCCCATTTTTTCGTCTTTGCGTCAAAGCCCTTAGCCTTTAATTCTTTCCGATCCTTCCTGGCATCAGCTTCGGTGCCCGACCAGTGCCGCCTGCTTTTTTCCCCGAAGTTGGCAATGGTCGCCTTGCTCGACTTAATCCCCATCGTGCAATATAAAGCCATTTCTCGTACCTCCATTTTTGAGTGTGTGGGGCCAGCACCGGGCTCACCGGCCTTTATCCGCTATTACTGACCCCGCTTTTTAGACCCTATCCCTGATGCTTTTACCCCGTCTGCCGTCGCATGTCGGGGCGTCAGGGCTTCGGGTTTTACCACCCACTCCCCCGCCGCTGGTAGGGTTGACCCTTTACGCTATTAAAGCACCTGGCCAACGGGCGTGTGGGTGGTCTGGGCCGTGGTTGATTTTTTATCTCACATGCAGTATCTCAAAAAGTGAGATGCTTGTCAAGAAAAAATTGCCCTTAGGAAGAAAAAAATTGATTGTGGTTTTCCGCGATCTATCTCACGGGGGGGGGGTGTTACTTTTTTTCTATGGAATTAACTGCCTGTTGGGTAAGGAATTCAATAGTTTTCAGATGTTCGGAGTTGGGTTCGTCTTCGATAAGCGTGGTCAGGTTTGAAAATAACTTTAAATGCCGTTTGTCGAACTCCTTGTCACTCATCAAAATAGCCGGATGAATGCCCAGAACTCTAGCCGCATTGATCAATTTTTCTTTGCCCATACCTCGGTCCCCAGATTCGATCTGGCTGATGGCTCCTGTTGAGTTGTAACCTAATTTATATGCCAAATCCATTTGAGACATACCCTTTATTTCCCGGAGTGTCCTGATTTTATTTCCCAAGATCTGGTTAAATGTTTTTGCAACTTTCGTGCCCATTATACTTTCCTTTCTCACAAAAAGCAAGGCTTTTGATATGGGTTACGTTATAGGAATAATTCCTAAAAGTAAATCACAAACGGAAAGAACTTCAATTTTTTATTGACAACCTATCTCACATTTTGTAAGATAGCCTTGTTATGAAGCTAAATCCATATATCAAAGAGGTAAGGAAAATCTCGATTACCAAAGCGGCCGCCGAAATCGGCATTACGAAACAGTGGGTGTCTAAGCTATGCAGCGGGTCTCCTGGCGGCAAAAAGCTAGCTCGGGTAATACAGAACTGGTCCGGTGGTTACGTGACCGCTGACGAGATCATGTTTCCAGACGATTAATCTAAGGGGGGATGATGGACAAAGACAAACCTTTGTTTGTGCCACTGGATTCCAAGATGAAAGAAAAAAAGGTGGTTGAGTCCAAAGATGTCATCTTGAAACTCCGCACCACCGAAACCCGTGCAGAGCAAATCAAGTCGCATTGTTACGACCGCACCCAACGATGGGGCCGTGTCTATACGGTCAGCGATTGGTTTAGAGACGGCGACGCTCTTATGGAGCATTTCGGTGATGTCCAAGATCGGCTGTTGGCAAACCGTGATTTGATATTCCATCTTGCCTCAAGACTACCAAAATAATGAACGATGGTCTATGGCACGTATGTGTCACATTTTAGGGGAACTGTGATTCAAGACCGCGATACAATATCTAAGGCATTAAAACTAATCCAGTTATTTGAATCCGGGAAACCAGTTACGGTCAGAGATGTAATGAACAAGCTGGATATTTCAAAGTCGAGCGCCCGAAGGTGGATAGACCGCATGAGTCTGCACCTCCCAATATATGAATACACTACCCCAGATACTAAAATAAGCTGGCTGAACCCTATCAGATACATATTGCGGAAAAATTAATAGATGGAACGTGGATATTTCGCTCTATGGAGAAAATTTCAAGATCACGCATTCTGGAAGGAGCGGAGGGTGTTTTCTAAAGCCGAGGCATGGATTGACATCTTGTGGAATGTTCAATGGAAGGAGGAGCCACAGGATGTCGTTTTGGGCATGACAGTACTGAAACAACACTATGGGGAGTGTTTAAAGTCAGCAAGGACGTGGGCTTACAGATGGAACTGGTCGCCAAGCAAGGTCAGACGCTTTCTTGCATTTTTGGAAAAAAAATTAGGTCAAATTCGTATCAAGAATGAAGGTGTGACGACCCGCATATTTGTAATAAATTTCGAGCAATACGACCCAAGGCGAAACACTAATGGAGCTTCAGTGGAACGCGAGCGACCCACTTCCGACCCACAAGTGGTGACTAATAATAAAGATAAGAAGGTTAATAAAGAAAGAATACCTTTTGTTGAGATCGTAAACTATCTCAACGCTAAATCAGGAAAGAATTTTAAAAACAACACAAAGGAAACGAGACGTGCTATTCGGGCGCGGTGGAACGAGGGTTTTCGTTTACCTGATTTTAAGCGGGTTATTGTTACTAAATGTGCGAAATGGAAATCAGACGAAAAAATGGTGGACTATCTCAGGCCCCAGACGTTATTTGGCACCAAATTTGAGGGCTATTTAAACGAGTCTCCACCAATTCAACAAAAATCAGTTAAAACTTCAGAACAGGAGGATCTCGAAAGATGGCAGAGAATAGTGCAGCAGCGCAAATCGAATACAACGTCCATGAAGACCTGAGATTCCCAATCGGTCTATTATACAAAGCATCGTGGATTTTAGAAAATCATGGATATGCTAAATTTCGCAATTATGTAGACAGGGTAAATATGCCAAATCAAGATATTGAGCGTGTCATCAATAAACACAAATATAATTCTGACCCTGAATTTAGAGAATCCATCGAGCAAAAGTGTAAATACATCAAGGATAAGTGGGGGATAGAGATTAAGCCATGAACGAACTAATCATAACTAACGAAGTAGTTGCTGTAATTGTATTATGGATTCTTTTAAGTTTCGCTCTGTGGGGTGTGATTGATTTAATGAACCGACTCAGTTTTTGGGGTGAACGAATTGTTAAGCGGTTTATTGATAGAATTCGTAATTTTAGTTTTCAATGTGAATTCCCGGATATCGAAGATATTGAACCATGATTGAAAAGGTATTCATAGCTTTGGGGCTGGCTGTTTTAGCTTGCTACATTCCGATATATTGGAGGGCATTACGCAGAGAGATTGATGCTGAAGACGATAGGGAAAATGAGTCCGAATCTAATTCACGGTCGAGCAGTGGGGGAGTGGGAGGCGAGAATCAAGTCGAACGAACAGACGATAGTGAATGCGATTAAATTTCTGCAAGTTTTTTATGAACTCAAACCCCACGGCAGGGAAGTATCAAGGAGTCACATCGATGATGCCTGTGATTTTAAACCGTGGACATCTCGCAGATGGCTTGAAGCGGCTTCTCGGGTTCTGCCACTTACACGTAGGGCTACTGTTGGCAATGAGTATCCTAAAAACTATTACAGATGGAAAACTATAAAGACTGATGATTAAAATTATTTAGATGAACAGATGCGAGCGCCCAACACACAAATGCAAAATGTTCCGATGCACCGCTGAAACTTATAAAGAGCAACAGGAATGTGAATATTTTGATAAAGCAACTCGGGTGAAAAGATGTTTTTACCAAGTTCCGCTCGACGATTTCGTTCATTGCGGTTCGTGCGAAGCGCAAAATAATGCTTAAAAACAAAGCTGAAATAAATCAAAGCATTACCATAGACGATGAGGCTCTTGACAAACTCAGCCACGTCCAGGGTAATGTCTATATAATCAACAGCAACGATGGCTCGATCAACACCCAGATAAATGCGTCTGCTCTTTCTGATTGCTTAGAGCGATATTACAAGGACGGTATAAGCTTCAAGGAAATTGTTACTGAGGTAAAACGACTTTATCTCAGCTTCGCTGTTAGGGATAGCGTTAATTACAGTCAGGCCGCACGGCGTATCAAGCTGGACCGCAAGGCAATAGAATATTATTTTTACCCAAACGACAGGCTCGGGGTCTTTAAAGACAAGAAGCTCATAACCGATGGGGGCAAGAAATGAAATGCCCTAGTTGTGGCAAAAGACTCTATGTAGCCGATAGCTTTTCGACCGAAGATCCCCCGGGACTCATAGAGCGAATCAGGTATATGGAATGCAAGAGTTGTGATTATACGAGGAAGAACGGGAATATAAAGGACATCTGGTATCTATCACGAACGAAATCTTGGGTTGAGGATATGGGGTATAAAAAAGCCCCACTTGCTGAGTAGGGCTTTTCGGGAGTTGTTTATTCCAAGTCAGGTGTTTTTCTTTTTGCGATAAATTTTCTTTTTTGGCGTTATAATGTTTGACCGATCTTCCTTAACTTCAACAAATCGGCAAACATGACCATCAGTCCATTTGATAGGTTCGGGTTTTCTGTTGGAAATAACCTCATGGTTACAATAGGCGCAGACATATGATTTCATGGTGTTCTCCTAAAAGTGATAGGTACAATCTTCTGTTGGATCGTAATTGTGTTTGATGTCATTATACGCCGATTTAAAGCTTTGGAAGTCCAGATTAAGTTTTTTGGCATAGGCTCGGAGGTATTTATCTTTAATGTTTTTATGATCGACTTCGCCGTATGCTCGGATTATTAGTTCTTTGGCGTATCCTGCACAAACGTCATAGCTTTTTGATGGTGGGTATTTTTTCATAGATAACCTGCTTTCTAACTATATGCTTTTCGGCCTTCCCGCAGGAAGGCGCTTGAAGTTTTTGAGATCATCCTCTTTGACAAACCAATCCCGGCCTATCTTCTCGGCGGGGAGTCTCCCGCTTTGGACTAGCTGCCATACTCGGACCCTTGTGAGTCTGAGTTTTTGGGCAACTTCTGGAAGTGTTTTCAACATAGGCGAATCCTTTCTTTTTCTGGGTAATTTTATTATCCAAGATTAATATATATGCTCGTAAATAGTTTGTCAAGTCTTTTTTTGAAAAAAAAATGAACTTTTTTAAAATATTTTTCTTTCGTATTTTCCGATAGACCCTCTTGCATCCCCTTTCCCTGTTTACGATAATAATATCGTACACGTGTCCTCCTTAACAGAGCCCCGGTTTTCCTCCTTTCGCCGGGGCCACGCAAACTACCCCAACGCTTTCGAGCTTGGGCGCGGGTGGGGTGTAACAGCCCCGCCCTGCTTTAAATTTATGGAACAAGTCTTTAAGCAAAACAGATCGGTTTTGGGGCCTTATGTTCTGCATGTAATACTGTGCGCGGCTCTCGCAATAGGTCTGATAGTCAAGCTGTGTTGGGATAGGGTATGCCGCAACCGATAGACCCATCAACTGCGATTAGACGTGCATTGATAGTTATCCTGTGCATCTTTGTCTGTGCGGGTTTTGTGGTTTGGGCAACCATCAGTCAGGCGTTTACATTTAAGATAGAAAACAACTTGGACGCCACCGTTGTCTGTGGACTGTTTGAAAGAGATCACGACCTATCGGAATACCCCGGACCGATAAACCGATTTACAGGAGAAATCAAGGGGCATTCAAGTCGGCAGCTAATCGGTGCATTTGAATCCGGTAAGTATTTTGTATTCTGGCATGACATCAATGAACTCTGGGATACAAGAGCAGAGTTTGAAATCCCGCCCCATGTTACTAACGAGATCGTCACGGTATCAATTGATTTCATCCCAATGAAGATCACGGTAATTAAGTAAGAAATTAAAAATGCCAGTTAAAAAGAAACCAACCCGCAAACCAGCCAAAAAGAAACGCCCGATGGGTGCTCCTACCAAGTACACCAAAAGATACTGTACTGCAATTATCAAATACTTCGATGTCCCTCATTCTAAGATAATAACCGAAACATACGCATATAAAAACGGCGATACACGCGAAAGGGAAATTGAGGTTGCAAACGACATACCGTTAATATCGGAATTTGCAAATAGCATTGGAGTAAGCAAAACAACACTATTGGCGTGGACTGAGAGGCATCCCGACTTCCTGAACGCCTATAATAAAGCCAAAGAAATGCAGTTGGCCTTTTGGATGAAAAACGGGCTCAAGGGGCTTTACAATGCACCTTTCGCTATCTTTACAGGAAAGAATATGTTCGGGTGGCGTGATCAGAAGGATATCGACCTGAAAACAGACAATAAACACAAGCTTGAACTGAGCGACGAGGACCGGCAGCTAATCAAAGAGCTTGCCAAGCAGATGGCGATAACGAGATCTAAGGGGTAAGATGCCAGACACAGCTGAAGATTTGACCTACAAGATGATGGAGATCGACCCCTGGGCCTGGGCTGAATATTCAAAGATTTCTCTTGTTGATGGGCAGTTTGGCATTGAGGATCGGGCATACCAGATCGAGCCCCTTCAATCTGAAGCACAAAGGATGTGCGCTCGGAAGGCCACTCAGGGTGGATGGACGCTTATTGAGGTTATCCGGTGTCTGCACCGCATGATCAAGGGCGTTTATCCCAAAGGCATTCTTTACCTGTTTCCAACCGCTGATGACGTGACCGATTTTAGTTCATCCCGTTTTAAACCTCTCATTAATGACAATCCCCAGGCGATAGGCCGCTATGTCCGGGATACCAACCGCGACAACCTAAAGCGAATAGGCGACGGCTTCCTGTATTTCCGTGGTGCGAAGCTGGCAAATCCTGTCAAGGGCCACCAGAAGACATCAGCCAAGCTTAAATCTATTCCGGTGGATTCGGTTGTATTCGATGAGTTTGACGAAATGGACGTAGGGGCGCAGGGATTGGCCCGGGCACGTATGGCTGACTCGTCGTTTAAGGACGAGGCTTACCTTGCAAACCCCACCATACCTGATTACGGCATCGATTATCTGTATGAAACCAAGTCAGACCGCAGGGTATGGACTATCAAATGCCAAGCGTGTGGCAAAGATGCGTGTTTAGAGCTGGAATTTCCTAATTGCCTGAAGCGCAGGACCGATGGCAGTGTTTACCTTGCATGTATCAAGTGTGGCCGGGAAGTGTTTGTCAAAGACGGCCGGTGGATTGCCCGGAACCCCGAGCGCAGCAACTACATGCACGGCTACTGGAACTCGCAGCTTATCCAGCCGAACACCGATCTGACCGATTTGCTCAATGAATACGAGCAGATGTCCTTCGCCCAGAATGTATCAAAAGCTACCACCGACTTTTACAATCTTCGGATGGGTATGGCTTACATTGCGGCTGAAAACAGGCTTACCGTCAATGATGTCTACCATGTTTGCACAATGGACCCCATGATGCACACCCATATCGGTCCTTGTGCGGCTGGCATCGATGTTGGCAGCAAGCTTCACGTGGTTATCGGCTACCGGCCGGCAGACTATGGGTTAAGAATTGTCAGGGTTGCCCGGGTATCTACATTTAATGATGTTTACGATTTATGTAGTAAATTCAACGTATCCACCGCAGTTTTTGACCTAAAGCCTGAGATTCACAAGGTACGTGAATTCCGGGATAATGTGAACTTTGAGGTGTTTGGCTGCGATTATCAGGAAAACCAGCGCACTGCACCAGCCTTTGATTCGAATAGAGGCATTGTCACCATTAACAGAACGGAAGTGTGCGACGCCACGCACGACCTAATCACCGTACCCGGCAGGGTTGAGCTTCCCAGGCGAGACGATGAGATAGAGCAATATGCCGTTGAGATGGCCAATATCGCTAAAGTGCTTGAAGAAGACGAGCAGACCGGTTCGAAACAATACGTCTACCGCAAGTTAGGGGACGATCATTACCGCCATGCCACCAACTATTTCTTATTGGCTGCAATGCGGATAGGCGTATGTGACCCTGAATTTGAGAAGAACAGACCCAAAGACGGATGGGCCGACGCCTTTCAGGATGTCGGTGAATTCGGTGGGTTTATGGGAGCGTAAATGAGTGAAATAGACTCCATAGAAAATAAAACCCTGAAAACAGGAAGGAAACGCTTTAAGGAAGTCAGAGAATGCCCTGCTGAAAAGACCTTCAGGGAGCAGAGCAACAAAGACCTCCATTATTTTACCGGGGAGGATCAGGGATGGGACGATGAGGGCGCCCGGGCCAAGCTAACCGAAGAGGGCCGGCCGGCAATGACCTTGAACCGGGAAGCACCTATCATTCGCTTGATTCAGGGAGCCAGACCCCAAGCTGATGCTCGTTTCACCGCTGTTGAAGAGGGAGATGTCGAAACCGCTGATATTCTTAACTCTGTTAAGGATCATGTTGACGGTGTAAACCGCTGGAAATTTATGGAATCAGACTGGTTTAGGGACAGCTTGATTAAAAGCAGGGCAGTGGTGGGCATATTCCCAAGCTATGATAAGGACATCAGGGGTGAGATTGAGCTTAATGTCGAGGATGGCCACAAGTTTTACTTTGACCCCAACGCCAAGAGGCGGGATCGCTCGGATGGCGATTATATGTTCAAGGTTGAGTCCATGTCCCCCGACCAGGCCAAGCGCATGTGGCCCAAGTCAAAGGGCAAAATAGAAGAACTGACCATAAACGCCGATGAGGATGTTAGCGGCCACGTGTCGCGGCAGGAGTCAAAACCCGATGATTACGAGGATTTAAGGTCTGATTACTACGATTCAGCCAACAACCGGCTTACCGTCGTTTATTACTGGCACAAAGAATACGAGAACGTAACCAAGATTATCGACCTGATGGACCCGGCTAATTCGGTCTTTGAGTCACCCAAGAGCAAGGAAGAGGTCGAAAACGAACTGGCTGAGATTTCCGATGCGCCCGAAAGATTCAGGGTTGTCTCGGTTGAGTATGTGAACGTGCGCTTTATGGTTTTCTGCCACGACATCATATTTGAAGAGGGCGACACCCCCTGGTTGCGTGAGGATGGTAAAAGAACGCTGTTAAGCGAGAACTTCCCATATATCTGTGCCGAGCCCGAAAGAATACACGCTGGAACCCGGCAGGAGCTTATCTCGATCTTAAATCCCCTGCACGACCCTCAGAAGTTTCACAATAAGCTGGCCAGCGCAATTATCCATATCATCGGCACTACTGCGAATACCGGCTGGGAATACGAAAAAGGCGCTATTTCCCGCAAGGAAGCCCAGAAGCTAAAGAAATACGGCTCCAAGCCCGGTGTTAACATTACGTGGGAAAAAGATGCACTGGCACAGAACAGAGCCAGGAAGATTCAGCCGACCATACCGCCCCAGTCTCACATGATGCAGGCAAAGCAGATGGCCGCTGATATTCTGGATATTTCAGGGGTTGAATCACTGGTGAGCACAGAATCATTAGGTAAAGGGGCTTCCGGCAAGGCGATTGACCTGAAACAAAGGCAGGGCGGCAATATCATCGATTGGGTGTTCGAGTCCTTCAGGTTCTTCCAGCATGTTTTAACCGAGTATGTACGGGATGCCATTCAGGTGCTTTACAACTACGAGAAGGTTATCAGGATTACCGGGCCCAACACTCGCTATGTCCGAATTAATGAGAACGTCTACGATCAGATGGGCGCAATTGCGGAGGTTCTAAACGATGTTACCATCGGGGATTATGATGTGTCTATCGTGGACAAGGAAGTGCTGCCAACGATGAGGCTTGAGCGATTTCGGGAGTTTGTATCACTGGTCAAAGAGGGTGCCTTGCAGCTGCCACCGCCCGTTTTAACCAAGGTTGTCATGGAACTAATGGAAGATCCGCAGCTTAAACAGATAGTCGAGGAAGAAATGTCGGTCTTCGAGCAGCAAATGGCTCAGATGATGCAACAGCAACAGGGCATGGGCGCACAACCTCAACAGATGGGGATGCAGGGGTTTTAATGTCGAATCTAATGTGCAGTGATCATAAGGCCACCAACCCGGAATACCGGAAACGGTATGATACCGTTCGGTGGAATAAAACTAAAGATCGGAAGAAAAAGAAATAAATGCCAAGCTTTCTATCACATAAGCTCAAGCTGATATTCTGCCATATACCGAGAACGGGCGGAACATCATTCACGAAAGCCATTGAACCGTATTTAGGGTTTGATGTCGAAAACGATTTTCCCCAGCACATACCAATGTCTGATTTTGCTATCGGCAGACTCGGCAGGTATTTCGATCAGTACCTAAAGGTTTCGATATGGCGGGATGACAGGGAGCGATTTGCCAGTCTGTCGATTGGCGCAGCCCTAGCCCCGCAACTGATTCCAAAGGATGACCCTTACTACTGGCGAACCAACGAGCAGTGGCTTAACGATCATAAAAATAAGAATCTTGCAGATGTTTTGATTAATTTCGACAGATTACCGGGGAGCGCAGTACGGTTTATCCAAGCCATAACAGGTATTCGTGTTGATGAATATCCTCATCTGAATAAGAGGGATACATGAATCAACCCATTAAACACTGGTCAATCATAGCAATTTCCGGGCCTGAGATAGAGACACGGAAGGCCAGGCACGACATTCTTTCAGAGCAACTTTATAACAAAGTACTTGCATTTGGTCATCCAGACGATTACGGGCTATACCCCGACACTTCCGGGTATGATTCGGATAATTGGGAAGATGTTGAGCTTTTAGACGAGGACGGCAACCTGTTCAGGCACATGACTAAGTGCATGGACGCCGTTTTAGAGTATGTCAACAAAAAATACAAAAAAGCCAGCAACCTGTACCCTGGGGAGATTGAAAAGTCAATCCACTGGCCGAAAAAAGGTGGCAAGATGTTCTTTGTCACTGGCCACGTTACGGTTATGCCGGGAAAGGTAGGGTTACTTCATTGAGTCTTGAATTCGACACATTTGACATTGATGTAACAACCAAAAAAGATGATGTTAATAACTTTCTAAAGGGTTGTCAGATGTTTTTTATCATAGATTTGCCGAATGGCAAGAAAAGAATATGGGCATCTTTTAGGTACGATGCCATTGACGATAAATTTAGAGAGAAAGAAACGATCAACTAAGGAGATGATAATGCCAGAAAAAGCCAAGAAAGAAAAAAAGGTCGAAATGACGGCCGAGATCAAGGACGTTCAGCCAGCGCCAGAACCGCCATTTTACGAGGCAGACCTTGAGTTTACAAGGATCAACAAGTTCACAGCCCGTTATCGGGTACTAAATTCCGCAGGTGCGCCGCTTGACCTCCATCATTTAGAATTCGATAGGAGCGCATTTCCCGAAGACGATGATTTCAACCCTGATTTCATTAACCGGGAACTGCCCAACGATAAGGATCATGCGTCATTAAGGGAAAAGCAGGCGTATTTCCGGTCATTTATGCGCCTTGCGATGGCGATTGCAAAGTAGGATGCCAACACCCCGCAAAGGCGAAAGCCGGGACGATTATCTGAAACGCTGTATTCCAATTGTCCTGAACGAAGGTGAAGTGAAATCTGTTGAACATGCAGCTGGCAAGTGCGGAGGTATGTACGACCATTGGAAGGAAAAAAATGTTAAAAATAATTAGCATTGCAATCATAATTTCAATCGTTTCTGTTGCGATGATTGCAATCATAATTTCAATCGCTTCTGTTGCGATGGGTGAAGGTGAAGATGTGCGTCTCGATCTTGAAGATGAGAATATTAGTTCCATAAGGGAAGACGAAAAATTAAGAATAGCGGAAGCAGGGTTTGTGGTTTTTCAAGAGTACGATAACGATGAGATATTCAGAGTACTAATGCCCGAGGGATACCCAGAGACGGAATTAACGACAAGTAATGTTTTTATTACATTTCCAGATATGTACGGCAAATATTCTATAGAAGAAATTAAATCAGCATTAAGGCAAAAGCGCCGATGACTGAAGACACCCGCAAGCTAATTAAAGTTTTAAAACGTGGCTTGAAGTTTATCATTTCCCTGTTAGAGAAGATAGAAAGGGGAGAGGAAGTCTAAAAACATAACCACCCCCGGCCTCCGTTGAACGCCGAGGGTTAAAGTCCATAACGCTTTTTAACCGAAGCCTCATGGAGTCAATCAAGATTATGACTCTATGGGGCTTTTTTATTTCAAACTAAGGAGAAAAAAACATGGCTAGAAAGATTCAGACTTTCGGGAGAGCCTTTAATATATGGGGTTCTCTCAGGAAAATCACAACGGTCCTTCAACCGCTAATGAACGAAAGAGGTATGGCAGGTGAACCTGATGACCCCACCAATCCAGGTGACGATGCGCTCGAACACGACACCCCTGATGATGCTCCTGGGACTGGCGATGACAAAACTCCCGCGGTCCCAGATCAGGAACCCTCTGAGGATGCGCCCGGCGATGAGCCCGGAGCGGAACCGCCAGACAAGACCCCGGCTGATCAAACACCACCGGATGACACACCACCACCGGAAGTTGAACAGCTAAATCAGCGTATCGCGCAAATGGAAGCCGACCTGAAGCAGCAGACTGAAATGGCTCAGTTTTACGGCCAGTTCTATCAAGATCACCTTCAGGCGCAACAGCAACCGGGACAGCAGCAGCAACCGCAGCTTGGACCCGGCCAAGTGGCAGATGGCCAGCCACCGGAAGGCGTTATCAATCCCGGTGATTGGGATTCACAGGAACATACGGCTAATTGGGTCAACCATACGGTTCAAACCCGACTTGAGCAGGGTTACCAGCAAACGGTTTTGCCAGTTTTGCAGAAGATAACCACTGCATTGCAGGGCTTACAGCTGCATTCTGCTAAAGCCGGCAAGGATGATTGGGACGATGTTTACGGTGAGACGATGAACGAGATTTTCACAATGGGGCCTGACGGCAAGGTTCTCGGCGTGAAAAACCAGGCACTTCTCACATATTTCCAGTCTCAAGGCAACCCGTTTGAATCGATGTATGAGTACGGTCTGACCAAAAAGACGCCGGAAAAAATTAAAAAACAGGTTCAAGATCAGACCAAAAAAACTGTTGAGAAGCTTTCCAACCGCCCGAAAGGGCCAAAGCAGCCGAAAGCCGGGGAAACTCCCAAAGATTCACCCGATCTTGATTGGGATACACCCTCAAGTGAGGCTGAGAAGATTCTCGATAAAAGAGGCCTGATCGGTTGAACCTCATAACTTAGGAGGTTTTTCACATGGCACTTATTCAATTTACAGGTGGTGTCAACAACAGCCACCGAGTTCAAAGATGGGCCAAAGAATTGTGGCATACCCATCAAAGGGACCAGTTTTTCAGCGGTTTCCAGGGCAAAGGAACAAATAACATTGTCCAGCTGAAAACTGACTTTGCTAAAAAAGCCGGTTATCAGATGACCGAAGGCCTGATCATGCCGTTTGAGGGCGCAGGCGTGATCAATGACGAGCTTTTGGAAGACAACGAAGAAGCTCCCGATTTTCACAGCATGACTTGGACCATTAGCCAGCTGAGAAATGCCGGGCGTCTGGCCGGCGAGGAAACCGAGCAGGCTGTTGAGTACAATCTGCCGGTTGAAATCAAAGACGGTCTTGGCGATTGGATGAAGGAAAAGCGCGATGAGGACATCTTTACCGCTATCGCAGCTTCATGTACCAAGATTTATTACGTCAACAGCCGGGCCGGTACGTCTACGGTAGTGGCAACCGACCTTTTAACTCTGGCCGATATTTCCAAGGCTAAAACCTATGCCAAATCAACAGCAAACCCGAAGATCCCGCCGCTCAAGATTTCTAAAGTCGGCAAAAAGACCGTGTATCGCTATCTATTCCTGATGCACGACCATGTTTCTTACGATCTTCTGATAAACGACGCTACCTATCAGCAAGCCACCAGGGAAGCGCAGCGCAGAGGCGGGGGAAATCCGCTATTCTCCGGTGCGTTGATTGATTGGGACGGCGCGATGCTGTTTGACCATGACAACTGCTCGATTTTCACCGGATGGGGATCTGGATCTGATGTTTACGGTGCAGAGTCCTACCTGTTAGGTCGCCAGGCGGTTATCGTGGGTGTCGGCGGTTACAGAATAGCCAACAAAAACGGTTATCTGAAATGGGTCGAGAAGAAGTTCGACTATGAAAACCAGTTTGGTGTGGCCGTGGGTATCATCAAGGGAGAGGCCAAGTCAGTGTTTAATTCCAAAGACTTCTCCGTTGTTGCATATCGTTCAGCCCGTACCAACGTATCTTAAACCCTAATGGGAATAAGGAGATAAAACCATGAGCGGAGATAAAAACATATCTCGGGAGGCTCCAACTCCTGATGAGGGTAAAATCCTCAATAGTTTCAAAAGGCTGGGAAAGGATAGGTTTCTTGAATTTATATCCGATCCCGAAAAACTCAATGCAGTCAAAACTGCTTCTGAGGAAACTCGGAAGGAATTTGATGACAAATGTGTAAAGATGAGTATTACAGATCCCTTTAATCGCACCTTCGCACCGGGTTCTATGGCTCAAAAGGCTCCCGCGACTATCAAAGAGCGTGACAAGAGCGGTCCACCTAAAATTCCCGAAAGCCAGGATGTCGAATATCTCAACTATCAGGAAATCACGGTGGAAGACGAGATTAACACGCTTCGAGAGCGTTTAGTGGAAGCCCCGGAACTGGGTAATAGCGCCAATTGCTTTATCGAGCGTTGCATGGGCCGCAACCCCGAAACCAACAAGCTGATGGTGGTGCGTATCCCGGCTAAAGCAGAAAAGATCCTGCCCGGCCAGGTCATGCGGTATCTTGGAAACGTGGTTATGGACTTAAACTCGGTTCATACCGGCAATATCGTGTTCCAGCGCAGGCGCTTCGGGTACGTCTTTGATCGGTTTTTCTATCACAACAACAAGAAATTAACCCGTTGCTGCATGGTTGAAGACCGAATTCATCAGGCGGGGTTGATGTATGAGAAATTCGTGCATCGGAAATCCCAGAAAGCAATGGCCCGGATTAGAAGGATACCGGGACAGGGAGATGCGCCGATGTACGAAGTAGTTGGAGCGAAAGAAACCGACTACCGGGATTTGAAGCGTCTGTATGAAAGGCATTTTCTCAATCGCAGCGACCGTATCGTTGTTGACGATCCGGCTTTTACGAAACTCATTGAGGGTGCAATGCCCTTAATCCCAACTGAATAAGGAGATTTTAATATGGCAGACATTAATCTGACCAGCAGCACCGCAAACCTGGTCTACTTGAAAGCAAAACTGAAAGAAACCGGGATCGGGCAACAGGAACTTGCTGCGGCCATTTATAATCTAACCCAGGCGGTCTATGCCATCTGTAACAATCTGGATGAAGATTCAGGGACTCTGGGTACTGATTATCTGGCTAAAATCGGCACTCCACTGGCAAGCGCACAGTACACATCGCTGGTGGCAAAGCCTCACGGCAAGACAACTGCGGCCTAAAACCGGTATAAACTTAAACAACTAAACGTATCAAGGAGATTTATAATGAAGAAACTTTTTACTTTTCTTACAGTCTTTTTGGTTTTAGCTGCATTTTGTGTAGCTCCGGCTGACGCCGCAGTGCAACATTTTATAGCTAAAGTTTACAAACAGACAACTGAACGAGCCGACCAGCTGACTGAGATTACCTCCAATATCACCTATCAGGTCTTGGCGACTGATTCTGACACGGAGGAAACTCTTTACAGCGACACGGCTTTAACCTCAAAAACCAACGCGGTCACGACAACGGTGTTTAACACCCAGGACCGGATTGATTTTTACTGCGACCCGACCGATAGCGGAGATGTGCAGGTTGATTTAGTCGTTACGCATACAGACGGTGGGTTTTCGGTATTTGTCGAGGATTTTGATATTTACACCCATAGCATCGTCATCGATGAGAGGCCCAATATCCTGCATCATGGCATGGTGCTTTTTGAAGATGCCGATGGCGCTTCAACCGATACCGGTGTGGATTTTCTGCCCGATACAGTCATTTTCAACATGGCTGTCGAGGTCGTTACCATTGATAACGGCCAGGTCATCGATATTGAGACAGCCGATACCGCCAATGGTTTTGCGGTAGCTGTCCCGATGACAACCGCGGGTTATTACTGGATCGGCAAGCCGACTATCACTGCCGGTGGAACTGAAACCTATGTTTCCACCGCTGCCTATGCCGGTTCGTTGATGGGAAGCTCGCTGGCTGGCGCAAACACCGCCACCGATGAGGGTTCTTCCTATCTGTGGCCTCATACTGTCATAACTTCCGGGACTGACGATGATCTGTATTTCGACACAGACGCCAGTTCTGGTTTTGCGGCAACCGGATATATTCATTACTTTTTTATCCGTATGAGATAACCGATTGAAACTACGCAACAAACGGTACAGTGTCAGCAGATGGCTTTTGTTCCTGGCGCTGGCCTGTACCGTTTTTCTCGGATTCTATATCGGTCATTATGAAGTGGACCGGAAGCCAACCCCGAGAAGCCTGTTAAACCTCGGGGGCAGTTACCTTGAATCCGGCGATATGCTGAATGCTTTAAAGTATTGGCGAATATGTGCTCTTTACAACGAGATTTACGGCACCAATTATGATTACGATACCTATCCAGAGGGTAAGTATATAAAAACATGCCGTGATAATCTTTCGCACATAATTGTAAACGAACCACTTTTGAGGCGTGGTAAATGAAAAAATATATTATCCTATCTGTTCTTTTTATTTTACTTCTCGCGGCCAGTGTCGGCATTTCCGTCACTATCACAAAGGGTTTAATCGGAAAGCAGGATTTATCCCTTTGGAACGGCACTTCAACCAAGACCTTCACCCGCACCACTGAAGACAGCTACACTTTGACCTTAAATCAGTTCGATTGGGTTGGGGTTGATGTGCTTCAAAAATTTGGCGGTGGGGTAAGCCGAACCGATACGACCATTACCTCTGCCAAGGGAACCGTGGGTTCGTCAAATGATGTTGCGTTGTGGTTTTCTCCCGGTACCTGGACGATTACCGATGATTTAACCATTACTTCAAATATTACGATGGTTTTGCCCCCGGGAACTGTGTTTTCCATTACTGCTGGAAAGACGTTGACAATTAATGGGCCGTTTAAGTCGGGTTTGTATCAGGTGTTTTCGGGTAGCGGGTCGGTTGCGTTCGGTAATTTTGTCAAAAAAGTATATCCCGAATGGTGGGGAGAGAACACGACTCCCGGCACAACAGATATGACAGCGGAAATACAGGCAGCTATTGACTCAGTAGGGGACGACGCTATTACTTATTTCTCACCTACATCCTATTTGATTTCAGATGTTATTGATGTCGATCAGGGATCTAATGTCTCCCTAATAGGTGAAAGCGGTGCAGAAATAATTTTATCCGTTGCTGACAAAGACGGATTTAATATCACCCAAAATAATGTAACTGTCAGAAACCTAACAATGGAGGGAGAGGGGACTTATGTCACTTCTGGAAGTTCTGGCAAATCTCTTATTGTTACAAGTGGTGATCATACAATAATTAGAGATTGTTATCTGAAAGAACCAGAGCAAAGAGGGATTGAGATAACTGGTGATTATGCAGTAATAGAAGATAATGTTATAGAGGGTGGTGACTATTTTGCTGATGCGGGTGCAATTGGTTCAGACAGACAGCATTACGGTATTTACCTTGCGAGTGGAGCCGATTATGCGAAAATTACAGGTAATAAAATTATCCCCAACTCAGATGCCAATGCAGGGGTTGTTATTCAAGGAATTACAAACTCAAGTTATGCTCAAGATGCGCGAGTACAAAACAACTATGTTAAAAATGCTTGGGATCATGGAATTTATTTAGTTGTTGAAAACTCCGTGATTTCCCAAAATGTTGTTGTGGGATGTGGAATAAAGACTGGGATGAGGGTATCGGGCACTTCTGTTAAGGGAAATGTTATTTCTGGGAACAGTGTGGACGTTAATGATCTTACTCGTCCTCTGGCGGGGGATGATGGGATTATTTTAATTAACCCTAAATGGACGGTGGTTATAAACAATACTGTACGAAGAACAGCTGATTCGGGAATCGCTGTAAGTTGTGCGAGTCCCTATGTGGTATCTCATAATTCCATTGTCGGTAATGTGATAGATAATGTGAGAGACGGCGCTGGATCGGATTCAGCAGGAATAGGGATAGACGATAGCAATATTACTATTTTCGCTCACAATGTTATATCGGGAAATGTCATATCTGACATAGGAGATGACACTGATGGTACACAGGCGGCTATTTATATAAATGTCGCGGATAATGCCAACCATATAGGTAATGTGATTACAGGTAACACCATAGATACCTCGCAGGAAAATGGTATTTACGCAAAACATCTAACGGGATCTATTATTGGCAATAATATTTTTTACGATGTCGGGCAGGGAGCAGCATCAGCAGCTATTGAGGTTGACGATCTTCAAAGGTCTAGAGTGGAAGGTAACATAACCTATGGAGATGGGTCAACACTAAGCTATGGATATACGGAGACCAACTCGGATTATAATATTATTGATGGAAATACTTTTTATAACCCAGCTACGGCGATGATAAAAACAAGTGAATTCGGTTCTAATTCATCTGCAAGAAATAACTCATTGGGCAATGGGGATATTAGTGTTGATTCAACAGCAGATGCGCGGAGCATTCTCTACGGAGATTTAAATAAGAGTGTTCATTTAAGAGATCCCAACGGAGCGAGTAGGACAGATACAACAGACACGGCAGCTAATATTAATGCCCAATTACTTTTTAACGATGGAGCCAGCTTTGAAATTATCTATATAAACACTGGCGGTGCTGGTGAAACGATCACAATTGCCGGTGGAAGCAATGTTACTATTTACAATAATGAGGGAGCAGCCGATTTGGTTATTCCCGCACAAAGCGGAGCGAGATTAATTTTTATTAGAGATTCTTCTACAACCGTCCGAGTGTTTGGGACGGTATTTGAGGCTGCATAAATGCCAATTCAACCACAGCAAACAGGACTTTACGAGGGCTTGATCCTTTCTGATTTAAAAAACAGATCGCTGGACCGGCTGAAAATCGCCCGGGGGAACTATGACCGGTACTCTGCGGCTACCATATTAGACGCTCTAATCGACTCTGAAGTTGAAGCGGCTAGACTTACTAAATGTATTCGCTCGTTTGCGTTTATCGTTTTAAAAGAAGGTTACGCTCAATACCGGCCACCGAGCAACTTCTTAATGCTCGATAAGGTCTTTTTTTACAAATCCAATACCAATTATTACGAACTTAAACAAAAAACACGCCGATGGCTGGACAAGCATAAAAGAGGATGGCGAACCGTTACCGGCGACTCGCTGATCACGTTTCCGGGCGATAATTACGGTAACATGCGGAAAATAGGGGTTTATCCAACTCCTGACACGGACTCCGGATTTGAGATCGACCCTGACACCGGGGCTTACGAGAGGTCTTCGGCTGGGGCTCCTTCGGGTAATGTCTCAGGGGCCAACGAGGCCGCACACGCCACTATCTGCACAAAAGCCGCGGGGGATTTTATCAACAACGGTGTCCAGGTCGGCATGATGGCGCTAAACGTCACAGACGGCAGTTCGGGCCAGATATCAGCTGTTTCCTCAACTACTTTCACCGTAACCTTAACCGGGGGAACAAATAACACCTGGGCGCTCGGAGACAGCTTCACGATTCTGGCTGGTGAGTACGGTGTGGTCACAGATTGGGATACGGATGAATCATATGTATTTACAACCGATTATGGGGTAATGACCGGTATTACGAATGAAAACAACCTTTACGTCGAATATTTCAGGCGTCCGATACCATTGCAGTATGACGGTCAATACCCCGAAATTCCACCTGAACTGCATCAATATCTGCCCGATAATGTTGTTTATCTTTTAAAAAGAAACGCCCCGAAGGGTTCGGGGGATTACAATGAGGCGGTTATCGGCCGGCAGGCGTTTTTAAACGGCATTTTTGGCTACGACGACCTTGACGACAGCATGGAAGATGATGTCGCAATGGATTGGAGCTTATAAGGAGAATATTCATGGCGAAAGGACTAAATTTAGTCAGCACAAACATTCGTGAATGGCGCGGCACTGTAAACGACCCGGGAGACGACGCAACCTTGAAGATTCTGGTAGAGGTAAATGATGATACCGGTGCGTATGTGAAGTCTACGAGTTTAAATTGCAGATTCACCACCTTACCGGCTCAAGCGAAAGCCGCATTGAATAATTTCCTGCGCCTTATGAGCAGGGAAATCAATAACGATTTGGTAGAAGAAGACTCTATTACGTGGTCTGATCTATAAAAAATGCCGAAGGATCTCATACCGATAAGGTTAGTTGGCGGGATTAACAATCGCCATACGCCGATTGATCTTTTCCTGATGGGCAAAGGCGATCTGGTTGATCTTGTCAACGCCGACACCACTTATTACGGTGAAATTCGTCCTTTACGGCCCCTGACGGCGCTAAATGCAACCGCTGAATCAAGTGCAATACACAGTTTGTTCAGGGCGAATTCGGTTCTTTTAGTTGGCACCAGCACCACCTTGAAGTATCTAAACGGCACGGCTTTAACCACTCTTTTATCCAGCCTTGCCAGTGCGAATATGTCTTTTGCTCATGCCGGGAATTGGGTGTTTTTCGGAGAGGGCACAAATAAAGGGGCGGTATATACGACAACTCCAGTGGGAACCGATTGGGGTCTTGCAATCCCGGCAGCTGGGCCGACAACCGCGACCGGGGCTGCTGGCAACCCTGACGGGACTTACACGTGTTATTACCGCTATCGAATTACCCTGCCGGATGGCACGGTGATTCTTACGGCTCTGTCAACGGTGTCCTCTCAGATTTCACCGTCAGCGCAGAAAATTTCATGGTCTGATATTGTTCACGCTTCTTTTACCGGCGCAACCTCTGTGCAGGTTGATCTTTTTCGCACTTATACCGGGGCCGGGGGAACTTATCTCGTTGCTACACTGGACGAAGGCACGACAACCTACACCGATGATTTAAGCGATGCCGATCTGATCACCCAGACGGCATACGCAGAGACAGGATACTGGCCACCGCCCTCTAACCCTTCGATAGTCCGGTATCATCCCGGCGCTGACAGGGTGTTTGCCGCGGTTGACAATGCTTTATATTGGAGCGAGGCCGCAAAGTATCACACATTTTTATACGACGAGGACGCCAGCGAGTACACCAATATAAACGATGTGTTTCTATCGGGGGAAGATATCACGGCATTGGAAATGCTCGATGAGCAGATGTATATCGGCTCCCCGAACACGTGGAGAAGGTTAAAGGGGACTGATCCTGATTCGTGGTCATTCGAGGACACCAGCGCCAGCAAGGGGCCGGTATCCAAAAGGGCAACTGTAAGAACCCGTTGGGGTTTAATCTATCCTGGAAATGACGGCCGTATGTGGCTGTTTAACGGTTTTGACGCAGTTCCGTTTTTAGAACGGTTTGTGTTCGACACTGACCCTGATTCCACCTGTCACGCGACTTTCGACGGAAGATTCTACCGGTTATTTTACGGCGACAGCACATATCCCGAACTGGTGATCGATCTTTACGGTTTTCCCGAGATTTCTCCGAGGGCTATCAAGAGTACCAGGGATGCAGAGGCGTCTTTCTACGACAACCACAATGATGAATTTTATCTTGGCGATTCAGATGGTTATGTGAGAAACAGTGCGGATACCGACGAGTCGGTGACTATTACAATAGAAACTCCTGAAATTCCAGTGGAAGATTTAACCCGATTCGGTGATATGGCCAAGCTGGTTTTAAGATGCGATACCGATAGTTCCGATTTAACCGTAACCCCGAAACGCGATGGTGTCTCGGGCAGTGCGCTTACGGCTATAAACAATTCTGCCTTGACATTCGAGCACGTTCCGCTTGACTTGAACATATCGCATACACTGTCTTTCATTCTGAGCATTACATCAAGCGGGTCGGTGCTAATCAGAGATCCGCTTCTAATCGGCAAGGAAGATGGGTAAACACTGGAAATATCAGGATACCGGCAACGGGGTTGCCAATATATTTTGCCCGACTTTAACAGAAGCCAGGGTTGATAGCTTTACGGTTAAAAAGGAAATATATAAAGAATTTCAGGTATTTGAGAGAAAACTCAGAGAGAAATTTTCCGGGTGGGTTTCCTGGACTGAGTTACAAAACGATCATATCATGCTGTTTTGCGCCAAGAGTGGTGCGAAGCCGTTTGACATAGATATAAAAACCAAGCGCATTTGGTTTTATAAAAAATTTTAGGAGGTAGTTATGTGTGGTCCAGATGGTGGCGGCGGCGGTGCTGGTGGAGGGTTTGGTTTGTCTAACCCCGATTCAGCCGCTTTGGCTCTTGCAGGGGCTTCCCCTCAAGATATTGGAATGATGGGCGGCAACCCGGCTGCAACAGGTATGCCCGGTACTCCGGGAATGGATATCGGTGGCCAGGAGGGTGGTGTCGGTAAAATACTTAAAAAGGGGTTGACAGGTGCAGCGGCTGGCGCACAGCTGGGTACAGGTTTGGGCTTGCTTAATCCAACATTAGCTGTTCCCGGCATGATCGGCGGTGGCATTCTCGGCGGGGGAATTGGTATGCTATCGGATATGGAGATGGGTAATATGTCTGCCCCACAACCCATGTCGCCGGGCGGTCCAGTAGGTGGCCAACACCCTGAAGCGGCACCGATGCGTCCTTTTTCACCAATGCCGGTACCGCCCCCGGTTGATCAAGTAACGGCTCCGGGGTTTCCATCACCACAACCGGTTCCGGGGCAATATACAAACAGATTAACCGGGCAGGCTCTAACTCCCGAAGAATTCTTTAACCTCTTATCAATGGCGAGGCAATAATTATGTGTGGCGAAGCAACAATGCCTTTAATGTATGTCGGGTCTAATCTTGCGGGTGCATATACCCAATCGAAGATGGCCAAAGATGCAGCTAAAAAGGCAGAAAAAAGTTACGATAAATATTTGGACACGATTAATCCACCCAAGAATGTGCTCGACGCCAGATATGCAGAAGCTAAAGATTATATTACCGGTTCTGCACCGACAGCCAGACGGCGGCTTGAAAACAGGCTTGCATCAAGAGGCATTCGGGGCCGCGGGGCGACATCTCCGATATCAGATCAGGAACAGGCAATTCAGGACCAGCTAAACGACGCCTATTTTAATGTTTACACGAATTACAATGTTCCTTCTCAGACACCCCCGGCAGTGCCGACTCCGAGTATGGGCCAGATGTTCGGCACGAATATAGCGCAGGGTATGAATTACATGCTTCCGCTTTGGTGGATGAATCAGACTAAATAGGATTTGAATCATGCCAGTTTATTGGAATTTTCTTAATCCGTACATGCGGCCCCTGTCAGAGAGTTTCAAGCAGGGTGCGGCGCACGGCTTGCAGTTTAAGCAGCACCGGGAAGACCTGGGAGAAAGGAGACGGCAGTTTGACGCAAGGGAGCCCTACCGCAATGCTTTAGTTCAACAGATGATGCAGCAAAACGCCCAAAGAACTGCGGCGCAGGACGCTTACAATTGGGCGATGGGGGGTTCGGGTCAGATGTTTACAAAGCCTTACACGCGAGAAAGCGCAAACCAGATGTTGCTCAATCCGTTTATCACCGGATATTTGGGAATTACGGGACAGCAACCTTCGAAACCTCAGTGGGATCTGATCAGAACAGGGCCGAAAACAAAGAAGTATGTCGAAAAAGGTACACCGGGGGATATCCCATATTATGAAAAGCCGGACGAGCCGGATAAAAAAACATGGGATCTCATTAGGACGGGACGAAAAACCAAAAGATATTACGAAAAGGGTACACCGGGAGACATCCCGTTTTATGATGAGGATATCGAAGGCGAAGGGCCGGGCGGCGTCAAGGGCAAATACACCATCCAGCAGATGGTTGACGATAATCTCGCACATTATAAAGCCGAATTTTCACAACGCACAGCTAATATGACTGATCCGGTCAGCGGTATCCCTTATAAGGAATACAAAGACCAATACGCTCAAATACAGCAGGAAATTTTTAAGAGGTTTCAGGAAGATAATTACCGAATCAACCAGGGCCAGCGTCCGAGTTGGCTAACCGGTGTGGGAGATGAGGACCAGAAGCAGAAGCGGTATTTTCAATTAATGGATCAATACGGCGGGGATCGAGGAAAAGTCGAGCAAATAATGAGAGCCGAGGGTTTTGAGGGATAAATGACGACCTCTTTTCACGAATTATATCAGCTTTACCAAAAGTCAAGACAACCAAGAAGAAGTAGTTTTGACGACCTTTACGAGCAGTACAATGCTTCTAAAGGGATTACTGCGCCTTTGGGTCAACCCCAAACACCATCAGCCATAACTCCTGAACTTCGCAACCAATTAGCCGTTCAGCAGGGATATCCTGCTTTAAGACAAGCTCCCCCGGAAGATAAATCTCTTGTTCGAAAGGGCATAGAATATCTTTTGGATTTTTTCGGCAAGGAAGCCCCACCGGTCCAGATGACACCTGAACAACGGGCAAGGGCGGTTGTGGAACTTGAAGCTGGTTTAGAGGGCATTCCGGTATCAGAATATAGAGAAGGAAGCGAGATACCAGAACAAATCTCAGCTAATTTTGTGAATGCGTTTTTAGCCGGACTTCCCGGAGCACTAGAAAAAGCACTTACAGGAGAAGGCTTGGCACCCCCACCTACTACGACAGGTGGTAAAATCGGTGCGGGTATCGGTGAATTGGGCGGTTTTATTGCCGGTGTCCCCGGTGGTGTAACTAAAGGGGTTGCTGGAGCATTGATGCCAGCTACCGGGAAATTGGCCCTGCCCTCTTTTAAACAAGCGGGTACAATAGGTGAAAAACTGGTCAATATCGCCATGAGGTCGATAGCGACAGCTGGTGGCCTTGGCGCTGGATACGGAGTTAGAAATATCGGGGAAGCTCTTGAAGAACCCACTTTAACCGAAGCGGCTAAATCAACCGGGCAGGCATTATCGGAAGGGGCCGGGACCGGAGCCGTTTTCGGGGTGGCAGGGCATATTCCCAACAGGATTGCTAGGATTGCGGCTGGAATCGGGATGCTTGAGGCTGAAAGGGCAACAGACCTAAAAGCTCCCATATTTGACGACAGGCCGATTGAAGAAAAGGTTTACGATATTGCCCAGTCAATTTTCTTCCTGTGGAACAAACACGGCACTCCGATTCTGACAAATATTGAAAGCCGGGTCAATGATTATGCCAAAAACCCCACAGCTGACACCCCTGTAAAATTAATCGAATACGCCGCTAAAGAATGGCAGACAAAGGAAGTCGTACCCCGCAGCCGCACAATAAAGATGGGTCGGGGCCAGATTTCAACGCCAGAAGAAGCTTTTCCAACGCCCGATGAATTGAAACCCATCACACCTCAACCGACCTTGCAGCCGAGAATTGAAGGGGGAATGCAACGGCCGGCAGCATTGCCCCCGGGACAGGGATTCGTTATGCGGGAGCCTTCGATCAATCGCCAGCTTATTAGCCAAAAAGGACAAGCGATTTCGCAGACTCCCCAACTTCCCCCGGGGCAGGGATTTCAAACCATAGGTGAGCCGTTTACGCCGCCGCCACCGGTCAAACCCGCAGTACCCGGCCCTGCTCAAAAGTCGGCAGATGTCTTTGCAAAAGAATTTGCCACCATTCAAGGGCCGAAGGGCAAAGAGTTACTTGAGCAACGCCTAGGAGCAGAGCAAGGGGTAAAACCGAGTGATTCTCAGGTGGAATCTATCTTAAACCAGATCGTTCCCGGTCACAATTTTAGGTTCGAAGGATTCGGTGAGAAGGGAGTTGCGCCTGAAGGCTATTCGTTTCATGCTGAAAACACCGAAAGTCCGATTCATGGTTCGTCCATAGCCGTGCCCGATTTGGCCCCGGATACTATCAGGAAGACCATTGAAGACCGGATTAAACTTTACGAGTCCACCAACGAAAGGGTTTACAATGAAGAATTAAATGAATATAATAAGCTACAAAAGAAGGCCAAAGATGAAGGACACACCGAGCAAGACATTAGAGCAGTTGAAAGCGAAGCGGATTCTGTTGAACCGCCTCCGCAAGAAGCTGGGGTACGCCCCGAAACCCGACCTGAAGTTAGTCAAGCCCGCCCTGCCGCCGAAAAACAACCAGTAGTTCCAAAACAAGCCATACCCCCCACCGAAAAGGCAGTGGAGGGTGTTAATTTAACAAGAGTCAAAGAATATAAAGGCCGCGAGGGTGACAGGAAACACATAACGAGGGTTGAAGAAGGTACTGTTGATCCTAATTTAATTTCTCACCTAAAGGGTGAAATGGGTGAAGTTCGCGGCGAACACAGAAACCGTACTGGTGAGAAGTGGGAAGAATTTAAGGAGGATATAAAAAAGAATGGAATAAAGGAAGCGATTTTCATTCTTAAAGACCCCGGCAAAGAAGCGGTTATTTCTGAGGGTAATCATCGTCTTGATGCCGCCATTGAGCTTGGCATGAAAGAGGTGCCTGTTGAAATTCGCTATTTCGGTCATTCGGAAAGAACGGGATTGGCATATAAAAAACTCAAACCCAAAACCGCCGCTCAACTTAAAGCCGAAGGCGAAGCCCTTGACAGGGAGATAGCCGAAGCCGCCAAAGAGGTTGAAGCTCCCAAACTGGCCGCTATTGGTGGCGCAAAGGCAGTTCCCGCACCCAAGCAAGAACCCCCGAAACCCAAAGAAAAGCCAGAACACGGCTATGCGTGGATAGACAACCAGAAGCGCCCGATCTATGATGCCAATAAGATTACCAGAGGTAAAAACAAAGGCAAATATCGGGTTACGCTGGCACTTGGCAAGGAGAAGATAGTTCCCGCTGAAGATATTGAGAAATTTCCAGAAAAGAAGGCTGAAGCGAAACCCGTCCTCGCCAAGAAACCGAAGAAGACGCTGCCTGATAAAACCAAACCCAAGGCGGTGCCGAGTAAGAAGGAAAAAGCTAAAAAACCAAAGAAAGCAAAACCGGCGTCCGACATCTTCAAATCCGAACGCGGCTCCCTTGACATCGATATTGACGATATCAAAAAGGGTGTTAAGAATCTCAAGCTGAACCTTCCCAAGAAGGATATGTCTCTCATCGAGCAGTGGACCGCTTTGCCAACATGGGTGTCTGATAAATACGGCAAGGACTATAAACCCATTCAAGACGTAATCGACAACCGGTTTAGAAATAAAAACATCATCCGAAACCAGTACACCAAGGAGCTTTTGGAATCGTGGGGTCCGTTGAGCAAGGCTGAGATTAAAAAAGTCGGTGACATGCTCTGGAAGGGTGATCAGCTTGGGATGGTTCTGAAAAAATCCGGTCTTTCCAAACTCAACGAAAGAGAGCGCAAGGCTTATCTGGTAACAAGGGAGATCCTTGATTACATCTGGTTTGAAGACAGGCCCGGGTTGATGAAAGAACTCGAAGTAAGCGATTCTGACATTCAGAAGTTCCGCAACGAAGCCGGTCGTCAGATTGGGTACATGCCGCACCCGAGGGAGGGACGGTATTTTGTCCGGGCGAAAAAGGCTGATAAAGTCTTACACCGTGAGCATTTCCACGATATCATAGCGACCTTAACCAAGAGAACTCCTGTTCCGTTGGGGCCAAAGACCAAACTGAAGGTTCGCAAAATCGAAAAGATGTTTGACGATGCCATTATCGAATACGGTGAAAACACCAAAGATTTAGCTGAATCAGCTTATTTTGACGTTTCACCGGAAGTGACTCAGGAATTGTTAAATGCCGCTATTAAAAGAGCCGAAGGCACCCCCGAACAAAAAGAAAAGCTTAAAAAAGCAATGTCGAAAGCCGTTTCCGATATCTTTAAAATCAGGGGTTTTATGTCTCATGCTGTTGAAAGGCAGAAGATACCGGGATTTGATAAATCCAACTGGCAGGATGCGGTTTTAAGCTATGTGTCCTCATGGGCAGGGTATAAATCAAAGCTTATCGCCGCAAGGGAGATGTGGGACGCCTGGGGTAATATAGACTGGAAGGGCAAAGAAAGGCTCCGTGCATTTGCCGATAAGCAGGTTAGAGACACTTTTGCAAACGACACCTTGACCGACAGGGCAATTGACAAGGCCAGAGCATTGCTATTCAGGCAGTTTCTATCGGGTAACGTCAAGTCTGCCGCACTCCAGCTTACACAGAACTATATCGCGGCTGTTCCAAGGCTCACCATAGAAACCAACTGGGCCGGTGTGAAGATTCAAAACCAGATGATCAGGGCCGCAAAGGATATTCTGACAACTATTCCAGGGCCGGGATGGGAGAAGCGCAGGCAGCTAAAACAGTCAAAGCGTTTAAGTAAAGAGGAAGCAAGAGCCATCAACCGGGCTCGGGAGAACGGCATTATCTCAACGCAGACCACAGACGAGCTTTTAGGCCAGAAATTAGGTAAGTTCGGTTCTAAGCTTCAGAAGGTTGACGCCACGCTTGCATGGATGTTTCGCAACGCAGAGCTATACAACCGCGAAACAACCTTTTTAGCATCGTTTCGGATAGGCAAGAAGCAGGGTAAAACATACGAGCAAGCCGCTGATTTCGCAGAGAAAATCATTGACGAAACCCATTTCAGGTACGGAAAGCTAAACCTTCCCGCAATCACCAGGGGAGATTATAAGGCACTTCGAGCCCCTTACGCTTTCAGGCATTTTGTACGCAATTTATTTCACCTTTGGGGTAAATTGGGGTCCAGAACCGGTATGCGGGGAAAATGGGGTCTTGCAAAGAGTTTTGCTGCATTGCTGTTTTTCGGCGGGGCAATGGCATGGCCGTTTATCGAAACTATTGATTGGGCCTATTCTAAGATCACAGGAAAAAGTCTATTAAGCGAGATTGCCGACATGGCTGGTAAATGGTCTAAATATGCACTGTACGGCGCACCTGGGGGCGCTTTAGACATAGATATAACCGGATCATTGGGAACTGATATCCCGACCAGCGCAGAGGATATCCTCGGAGCCCCTACCGAATGGGTCAAGCGGTCCAAGCAAACTGCTGAAGATGTTAAAGCCGGTGATATGCCAAGAGCCGTTGAGGATTTTCCCCTGATGCCGACTTTTGCGCGAAATGTCGCTAAAGCCATCCGGTTAAAAGAAAGGGGTTTGGAAAAGCGAAGTGGCGCTCCTGTGATGGACGATGATTACGAAAAGATCAAATTAACCACCAAGGAAGCGGCGCAACAGGCGATTGGATTTAGACCGCCTAAACTTTCCGAGCATTACAGAAGGGGTCAATCTGAAAGATTAGTGGAAAAATACTGGCAGGATAAAAAATCTGAAATCGTAAAACGGTGGGTGATCGCCCGGAACAGGGGGAAATCAACCGATAAAATGCGGGACGAAATAGACGATTACAACTATTCAAAACCCGATTTCATCCCGGCCATCACCCGTGCGGATTTAAGGCGTCGGGTAGTACCGAGAAGGTCAAAGCGCAAGAGTCTAATGCGAGAGGTTATTAAGTAATGCCAGACAGTCAACCAGCAGTAATAAATGTCAAAGACGAAAAGAATCAGGAATTGATTCGCCAGCTGAATTTTATCTTTAAAGACATCTATCGCTGGGTTGATTATATGCGGGGCATTCGAAACAACACCTTTGATCCGGTATCAATGGGGGGGCACGACCATCAATCAGACGATGCCGGGGGTGATTATGACTGGGCCGACTTTGAGGCAGCTGATGTTGTCTATCTTCAAGCATTAAGAGCGGCTATTTTAGTTTCAAACCTGCTTGACAAATCTGCGGCTGAAACCGTCACTGGTGCGTGGACATTTAACGATCTAATCATAGATATCACAGATGGTGTTGTTACATTCCAGAAAGAGGATGGAACCGGCCAGCCTGCTTATTTTCAGTTGTTTCCGGGTGCCGCATCAAATCAAGGTCCGATAATCGGGCTTTATACCTGCGACGATCACGATAGCAATATTCCGTGGTACGGCTTACAGGTTCGTTATGACGATCTTTATCTTGGCCCGTCAACTGATCAGGACGCCTTGAAGTATGATGGAGGCAACAATCAGTGGGAATTTAGCAAGCCGGTAAAATTTTCCGACGATATCATTGGCGGCGGTGCAAAAGCATACTTTTTTGGAACTATGTAAATGGCAGAAACATATACAAGATTAGCGGCATTAAGGCCAACAGATACAAACGAAGCTGAATTATATGCGGTTTCGGCAAGTCAATATATCGTTGCGACTTTGTTTATTTGCAACCAAGATAGCGTAGCCAGAACTTACCGGGTGGCGCTTTGTGACGATTCGGGTGCAGCAAGTGGGGAAGAATGGCTTGAATATGATACCGTAATTCCGGCAAATACAACATATTCTCTAAAATTCCCGGCAGGAGATGGAGACACAATAAGGGTTAAGGCAAGTGCGGCAGATGTTATAAGTTTCGTTTTGGCCGGATTGAAAATAACATGAGATGAAATTGTTTTTCTTTTACATAGGAGTAGGATATGGCGACTAATATCACCGGCGTTACAATGCCTACTCCTGGTGGCGACCCCGCCATTAATGCCAATGGCAACTTCGCAATGGGGGGGCAGATAACCACAGCTGGTGGTGGCGGTTGGAGCGAGTCTGGTGATATGTATTTCCAGTGGGATCAGGGCCTTGGCGACAGTGAGGGAAATTACGCTGACCTTGGTTCTACCGGCGATTTAAACATAGCGGCTCAGACCAATCCGATAACCGGGTTGCAGACGGAAACCGAGCAGCAAGTTACCGTTTACAACGACGGAACAGCCGGTACTTTTTATATTCGTGTTAAACTGATCGAAGACGACTTGACGGAGCATACCACCGCTGGACAACAGGTTACGGTAAGTGCTCAAGAACAGCAATCGGAATCGGTTAGCGAGAGCGCTAGCGAGAGTGCCAGCGAATCGGCGTCCGAATCCGCATCTGAGTCGGCTTCAGAGTCGGCGTCTGAGTCTGCCAGTGAAAGTCAATCAGAGTCAGCCTCAGAGAGTGCTTCTGAATCTGGATCATACAGCGCCTCAGAATCAGAATCCGCGTCGGAATCCGCTTCTGAGAGCGCCAGCGAAAGCGCAAGCGAGTCTGCCTCCGAATCGGCGTCAGAAAGTGCCTCAGAAAGCGCCTCAGAGTCAGCTTCGGAAAGTGCTAGTTATTCTGCCTCAGAGTCAGAATCAGCATCCGAATCGGCGTCAGAATCAGCTTCCGAAAGTGCTTCCGAATCTGCCTCAGAATCAGCTTCGGAGAGCGCATCCGAGTCGGCCTCATATTCAGCATCAGAATCCGAAAGCCAAAGCGAATCCGCATCAGAAAGCGCGAGTGAGAGTGCCAGCGAATCGGCCTCAGAAAGCGCGTCGGAATCTGCAAGTGAGAGCGCAAGTGAATCGGCTAGCGAATCTGGTTCATATTCAGCTTCCGAGTCAGAGTCGACCTCAGAAAGCCAATCGGAATCTGCGTCAGAGTCGGCCAGTGAAAGCGTGTCGGAAAGCGCTTCGGAGAGCGCATCTGAATCGGCATCTGAATCAGCAAGCCCGTCAGCATCCGGTGGAATATCCGAGAGTGCAAGCGAGAGCGCATCGGAATCGGCTTCAGAGAGTGCGTCAGAAAGTGGCAGCTATTCGGCATCGGAATCAGAATCTCAATCCGAATCTGCCTCAGAGAGTGCCTCAGAGTCGGCATCGGAGTCACAATCAGAAAGCGCGTCCGAATCTGCCAGCGAGTCAGCTTCAGAGTCGGCGTCAGAAAGTGGCAGCTATTCGGCATCAGCATCCGAATCGGCCTCTGAGTCTGTCAGTGAGTCTGCCAGCGAATCGGCATCGTACAGCGCATCTGAATCAGAATCAGCTTCTGAAAGTGCGTCTGAATCGGCAAGTGAGTCAGCGTCCGAAAGCGCATCGTATTCTGCTTCTGAATCCGAATCGGCATCTGAATCCGCTTCTGAGAGTGCGTCAGAGAGCGCGTCAGAGAGCGCCAGTTATTCGGCATCTGAGTCTGAATCAGCATCGGAGTCTGCCAGTGAGAGTGCCAGTGAATCAGCAAGCGAATCAGAGTCGTATTCAGCATCTGAATCAGAATCGGCATCTGAAAGCGCATCAGAGTCAGCATCCGAATCGGCCAGTGAGAGTCAGTCTGAATCCGCATCAGAATCCGCATCAGAAAGTGCTTCTGAGAGTGCGTCTGAGAGCGCATCGGAGTCTGAGAGCGAATCTGCATCAGAATCAGCTTCAGAAAGCGCAAGTGAGAGCGCCAGCGAATCAGCGTCATATTCCGCATCAGAGTCGGAGTCGGCTAGCGAGTCGGTTTCGGAATCGGCTTCTGAGAGCGTGTCTGAGTCGGCATCACCAAGCGAATCATCTGCAAGCGCATCGGGCGGTGGGTCTGCTACCGGTGGCTGCGTATTTGTGAGTACTATATTAATTGGCTAAAGTATCTGTCATAATAGCAGGAAGATGTGAACAATATTTTCAAAAAACCGTTGAGTCGGTTTTTGAGTCAGCTAAAGAAGACGTTGAGGTTATGGCTGTTGTTGATGGGCCGGGGCAAGACCCACCCGTCAAGGAAACAAAAAACACAAAGGTTATAAATCTTCCAGAATCCATCGGGCAGAGGGCAGCTTATAACATGGGTGTTAAAGAATCATGTGGTGAATATGTAATGAAGATAGATGCTCATGCCTTATTGTCGCCTGGATTTGATGTTAAGTTGAAAAACAACTGCCCACCCAAAACGGTAGTCTTGCCGGAAATGAGAAGGCTTGATCATAGGAAATGGAAACCAAAACCAAGGGGTAAAACTCTTTTCATGTATCCCGGCCTTGATTTGTACTGTCATTACTGGAAGGATTACAAAAAACGACCAGAGGCAAAGGTTGACTATCCCGAAGTTATGACAGGGCAGGGATCGTGCTGGTTTACAACAAGGGAATGGAACGATTATATAGGATTGCTCGATGAGGGTGTGGGATCATGGGGCAATGTCGGGATCGAGGTTTCTTTAAGAACATGGCTTTGCGGTGGTCGGCAAATAGCAAATAAAAATTGCTGGCAAGCCCACTGGTTTAGGGTTTCAGAGGGTGGTTTCCCATATCCGTTTTCAGGAAGACAGGTAGCCAGGGCGCACAAGTACACATGGGAAAACTACTATTTTAAAGATAACGCCTTTAAAAATCAAGTTAGACCGTTTCATTGGTATATTAAAAAATTTGCTCCTGTACCTTCGTGGGAAGTTTATTTAAAAGATCAATACAAACCCAATAGAGTTATCGTATATTACACAGATAACAATCTTGAGAGATCACTTGCTGATGCGGCAAGGAAGAATTTGATAAAAGCGGCTGGGCCAATTCCGATTATAAGCGTTTCTCAGGAACCTTTAAATTTCGGTCAAAATATATGTGTCGGCAAAAAACCAAAAACAAAGTTGTCAATGTACGAGCAAATGCTTGAGGGTGTAAAAGCCGCACCGGATGATTCTTTTATTTATCTATGTGAACACGATGTATTTTATCATTATAGCCATTTTGAAAAAGTACCGCCCAAAGATGATGCTGTATGGATAAACCAAAATAAATATCACTGGCAGCAGGGAAATCATTTTTATCTAAAGGCGAAGGACCAGAAAGCATGGAGCATGGCAACTGGTTCTAAAAAATATTTATTAGAAAAACTTGAAACCACCGTTAAAAATAAAATGGGTGAAATGAAGGTTAGGTGGTTTAAGTATAATAGTGAACGGCCAAACATTGATATACGGCATGATAGGAACTTAACAAAAGGAATAAAAGCACACAAGAAACAGATTTTTAATATCGCAGGGTGGGGAAGCCCTAAACATTTTAAATCCGTTGCAAAATATAAAGGGACAATGCGGTTTGATATAATTCAATGGCTAATAGATTTTTATGATTTTACATCGTACCTTGAGATTGGAGTAAATAAGGGGCATACGTTTAAAGTTATAAAATGCGAGTTAAAGCATGGCGTTGATCCCAAAAGTAAATTTGCAACACACAAGGTAACAAGTGACGAATATTTTAAAGGTTGTGATTTAAAATACGATATTATTTTCGTAGACGGGTTGCATGAACACTCACAGGTAAAGCGGGACATCTTAAATTCACTTGATCATTTAAAGCCGGGTGGGGTTATTGTGGTTCACGATTGTAAACCCCGTAATGAAAAAGAGCAGCACGTTCCCAAGCTTCCTAACCAAAAAATATGGGTTGGAGATGGGTGGAAAGCATTTGTTGAGTTACGCGAACGCAATGATCTTTATATGTATGTTGTGGATACAAATAATGGCGTTGGAATAATCCGGCGCGGTTTTCAGGTGCCACTAAAAAGAGATTGCCCTCTTGATTGGGTAAATTTTCAAAGAAATACAAAACGATGGTTGAAATTAAAAACGCCGGATGAATTTAAAAAATTTGAGCATGACCTTTTTGAAGTTAAGAAATACAAACCGATGTCGCTTAAAATGATGGAAAAGCAGGGTGGTCGGCCAGGAACCATTTGTCAAGAATTAAGGGAAGTGTATTACAACATAGACAGTGAAGACCTAAAATATAAACTTCGGGTTTGTATGGCAATGGTTAAGTCGATGCACAGGCGCTTAAACGAATACAAAGAAAACTTGTCTTAATGCACGAAAACAGCTATAAATTAATGAGGGGATTTGTCAGAAAGTATGTTGATTTGGACAAGCCGTTATTAGTTGCCGAAATTGGCAGTATGCAATACCACGACCAGCCCTGGTTATATAGGAATCTTTTTCACGACAAGCACGTTTATTTGGGAATTGATATTGAAGATGGGCCAAATGTAGATTGTGTTTTGAAAAATCCTTACGATTGGAAAGAGCTTAGAGACACTTCTTTTGATATCATCGTAAGTGGCCAGATGCTTGAACATTGCGAAAAATTCTGGTTAGTGGCTAAAGAGATGAAAAAAATCATAAAACCCGGTGGTTTGATTTGCCTTGTCGCTCCCTGGATGATGGGCAAGCACAAGGCTCCGGTTGATTGTTGGAGGATTTTACCGGACGGGATGAAGGTTATTGGGGATTTGATGGGTGCGGATACTGTTGAGGCCCGAAGGTCAAAAAAAGATTGCATAGGTATTTTTAAGGTGTAGCTAATGGGATGCCCTGCTGAAGTAGCAATAGAAGACAATTTGGTTTTTTCGGTTTGCTCACATGATCCCGACACAGGGGTTTTAACTGATGCCGATGCTGTACCTTCTTATCGACTGTATGAAGACGAAACCGGAACCCCAATTTTAACCGGAAATATGGATAAGATAGATGATGCCAACACCACCGGATTCTATACCGAACTTATAGCGTGTACCCTGGCAAACGGATTTGAGAGTGGAAAGTCCTACACCATTTACATTACAGGGGCGGTAGATGGCGATACGGGTGGTATTTGCTTTGGATTTAAAGTTGCACCAATTAAACGATATATATCTTGATAGGAGTAAAACATGAAAAAATTATTGATCGCCTTTTTAATTCTTTTCGCATGGGTTAGTATCAGCTTTGCCGCAGGCACGGTTGTACCCTCAATCGGTGACGAGCAGGACGGAAGCATTACCGTTACGTTAGTGTGTACGAGTGACGGCAGTGGTGTTATATCCGACACCGACTTTGCAGGGCCAGGGACGGATCTAACAAAAAATCTGCACGGCTATTACCTGTATGAAGTCAAGGTTGTCCCGGGAGCTACCGGCCCAAAAGATGATTCAGACCTTTACATTAAGGATGCAAATGGTATAGACTTATTGGGCGGAACTGGTGTGAACAGGATAGACGAAACCACCAACAGCCATTTTCAGCCTCCATTTTATTCGAGGATTAACTCGACCCTGACTCTGGATGTTGATAATAATGATGTGGACAGTTCCACCTATACCATAACATTAGTATTCGCTAAATAAATAAAAACATAACGACCCACTGCCTCAGTAACACTTACGCTTTGGGTTTGTAAGCCAGCCGCAGCTTCTTAAAAGCCCCGCTGGAACAAAAACCTTTGTTCTTGTGGGGCTTTTTGCCTCAAGGAGTTGCGATATGAAGAAAAGATTTTTAGCCCTAACGCTTTTAATTATCTTTACCGCTGGTCTGGCTTACGCGATACCCCCATCCCCGCCTGTGCCTACCACCGGTCTTAAAACGTATGCAGTAGCAGATCTGCCTGCTGCTTCGGACAATGCTAATATGGCGGTCATTGTCATCGATGGCGATGGAGCCGGAGATTGTACGACCGGGCTCCAAAGCACAAGGGTAATTTGCGTATCAAACGGAAGTTCTTGGGAAGCTGCCGGTGATGGGACCGGTGGAGAAGGATCGGGATCTGTAACCACGATTCAAATTGGGGATGATTCTCTCGATACTGATATTGTGGTTGTGGATTTCAATGCCACAGTGTTTTCGGGGGTAGAAGCACCGGAAAACGAAGCCAATATTGATCTCGATCTAACACCGTCTAGCGGAAATGCCACTTTAATAGCAGAAGAAGATGCACTCCAAGTTAAGTATGACAGCACTTTAACAGAGGGTGCAAGTGGTCTGGGCATAGCCGCCGATGCGATTGACGAGGCTTATCTTGCCGACGATAGTATCGATTCAGAGCATTATAATGACGGCTCGATTGACGCAGCGCATTTAGCCGCTGATGTTATCGATGAAACCAAAATCGCAGATGACGGTATCGACTCCGAGCACTATAACGCCGACTCAATAGACAACGAGCATATCAACTGGGCAGATATTGATAATCTTGGAGACGAAGGGGCCATAACGGTTGCCGATACGACAGACGCCACTGCTTACGTGGCTTTGTGGGAATCGGCTACCGGCGACCTGGCCGCTAGATCCGATGCGGGTTTAACCTATAACGCCGAAACAGGGGTTCTTACCGCCACGGGCTTTTCCGGTCCACTTACGGGCAATGTCACAGGAACCGCCTCTCTCGCCACAACCCTGACAATCACAGACAATGAAAGTGAAAACGAAAACAATGCCGTTATATTCGCTTCCGGTGGCGCAGTGGAGGGCGGGGATATCGGTCTGGAGTCGGATGGAACCTTTTACTATAATCCGTCAACGGGAACCGTCACCTCTACCGCATTTGCGGGAGCATTAACCGGCAATGTCACAGGAACCGCTGACACAGCGACAGTTGCCACCACCGTTACGATTACCGACAACGAAGATACCGCAGAAACAAACGCCATTATATTTGCAGAAGGCGGGGATTTAGACGGCGGTGATCTGGGTCTGGAATCAGATGGAAATCTTACCTATAACCCGGGAGCCGGTCAGCTTCAAGCAACCTCCCTCACCGATGGCACTTCGGTTATCACCGGAGGCGAAATTGAACTCGGCGCAGCCGCAGACACCACGCTTGCCCGGGCTGCTGCTGGCGCTGTCACCGTGGAAGGCGATTATATCATTCTTTCCGGTGACACACTAACCGGAGAAGTCACGGCAACTTTCGATACGGACGGATCAACAGCGACCACTATCGCAGATAGCGTAGCGGTTTCCAGCTGGAACCTCACCACCCCGACAATTACGAGCGGTGCGGTTTTTACCGGTGCCGATGCCTCCCCCGATGCAGATGGGGAATTGGTTTATGACAATGTAACCGCAGGGGTAGATGACGGCCAATTCGCCTACTATGGTGGCGGCGACACGGTATATTATTTACCCTCTTATGTCACATTACCGACAGACTCAGAGGACGATTACCATCTTGCTTACGATAAGGATATCGACCGCCTGTATTGGCGTGCTGATGCCACAGCCGGGGCTCCAACCCTTGATTCGGTAGGCGACCCGGACGCAGAGTGGACACCGGTACATGCAGACGAGGAAAAAATAACCATCTCAACGGCACAGGACACTGCCGGCAGCTTTATGGTTATCGATGATACCGACACGGCAATCGGTAACAATGTCTACCTATTGGAACTTCAGCACTCCGATGATGGCGAAGCCAATGCGGATTTCTTCAAATGTGTGGATAACAACACCGATGTCTGGTTTTCCATTCAGGAAGAAGGCAAGACTTCCATTGGTAACGCACCGGCCACAACCGGGGCGCTCAACCTCGAAAATGCAGCCGCTATCGCATGGCTGGATGCCACCCCCGCTACAATCACCCACGTAGACGATACCGGATTAGCCTTTAATCTTGGCATTGACGTTCAGGGTTCGGGTGGAATCACTCTTGAAAATGATGAGACGATTACAAATTCAAGTGACGGATATATAGCCCTTAGTGGACATCTGGTTATCCCGGATGCGGGTAATATCGGCTCGGCTTCAGATACCGATGCAATCGCCATTGCCTCTGACGGCAAGACCACGTTCACACAGGACTTGACGGTTAATGAAGATATCATCATAGGCGATGCAAAATATATCGGTTCTGCTACTGCCCCAACTGCGATGCAGATTGCGGCCACGGGGATTGTCACCTTTATTGACGATATTCTTATTAAAGACGCCGGGACAATCGGCTCTGCCTCTGCCACAACCGCGATATCCATAGCTTCTGACGGAATAGTGACCTTTGTTGACGATATTATTATCAAGGATACCGGGACAATCGGCTCTGCTTCCGACGTGGACGCCATAGCAATAGCCGCTGACGGCAAGGTTACTTTCTCTCAAGATTTAATTATTTCCGGCACGGGCATAGAGTTAAATCATGCTTCAGAGAACACCCTGACCGCTTCCGGCGGGGTACTTAGTATCGAGGGCGGGGCGTTAGCTCCGGTGGCCTCACCTACCTTTACCGGCATCGTAACCATCCCAATAGCCGCTGACCCGACTACCGATGCAGACGGGGAGATTTCCTTTGATACCGATGGATGGGGATCAGGGTACGACGCACTGGAAATCTGGAACGGCACGGCTTCGGCTTATGTTGTGGCAACAACAGCTTCAGATACCCCCTCAAACGGGGAAATCCCGACTTTTAATACTGGCGGCACGATAACATGGGAAACTGCCGGAACCGGGGA